AAACAAAGTGAGGTTTATAATATGAATATCGAAAACAATAAACAGGAATTTGATAAATTTATAAATGGTGATATAAATAAATATGATATTCTATCCCATAGCGAAAGAGATGCGCAAAATAAATTGAATATCAAAAATCATTATGGTATAAGCAAGTCACTCTTAATTTCACTCATTAAAAAGCACAAAAAAGCAAGAAAAGAATTTGACATAAAAACACTTGCAAAAATTGAATACCGTTTGACTGATATAAATTTTCATAGTGAATGTGCTATGTTGCATAACGGCAATTATGACGAAGTTATGCAATTAGTTTCACAATGGTAATAATAGGAGGAACATAATGAGTATGGTATCAACTGAACAGTGCGAACAATTTATTAGAAATCTATTCAAAGAAAACGATTATAAAGAAATCAATGTAAATGTATTTTGGCGGGAAGCGGAATTGTCTGGATTGTGGGTGCGTGGTACATTCGATTCACCTATGACAAATGCGGTATTAAAACTGTTAAAAGTAAAATATTATTATGCACCAAATCCAAAAGACGATACTTGTGTGTTTATTCCGACTTTTCGTTAAAATGCACAAAAAATAAAACATAAGTTTGTGCATTTTGCGAATTGTATTTGTACCGCCTTTATGGTAGAATATAAGAGTAATGAGGGTAAGCAATAATAAATAGCCCCGTACAGAAAGGTATTTATTATGAGAATTAGCACAACAAAATATAATGAGGTAAACCCAGCAGAACTTAAAAAACTGTTTGAAAATGGTGCAAAACTAATAAAGTCATCTTATACAATAGGTATATGTATTGGCACTTTCAAGCAAAACAACGGTGAGAAAGTAAAAGTGTATTCAGATGATGATATTCAGATATATAATGTTACATTGCCATTAAGTATCAATGGATTATATGATTGTGAGTTGAACATAAACGAGTGTAAATAATGCAGAGTGACTATCAACTTGCAATTTGAAAATATGGCACTATTGAGAAAATATACATTTATGCAATATACAATCAAAAATAAAAAGGAGAACACAATGACAATAGAGGAATATTATAAAGAAGCAATTATGATTGCATTTAGAAATAATCAATATGAGTCTATGGCTGCATCGCAAATAAGAAAAGAAGTTGAAAATATAATCAAAAAACCGATTGATTTGTCGCATTATAATTTATTTTTTGATACCGTATTAAAAGTATGCGACTATGATAAATATAATGGTATATTATATTTCAAAAACAATAATTAGTCAAAACGCACAATAATCTTTGTGCAAATTGCCTATTGAAATTAAGGCACATATATGCTATAATACAAGTACAACAAAGGCAAGAAAGCCAAATAATAGGAGGTTAATTATGGAGTACACCTATTATATCAATGGTACTCAGTGCAGTGAATGGGAATTCTTGGAAGAGATGGTAGTCGATAGCGCCAGACTTGATGATTTTGTCGAAGTCGCAAACGGATATACATATACGGCCGGTGGCGGTAATATGTTTTGGGTTGTGAAAGGAGAACAAGACAATGACTGAATACGGATTTTGTGGGCTTGTATTTTTTGGTGTAATGATGGTAATGTTAGCTGCTGCTATTGTCGGTCATATTTTCCAAGTGCGAAAGAATAAGCGTGATTTGGCGGCGGCTAAGAGGGAATATAGACGGGAACAGGCGATTGAATATAGTGCGGAAATTGCAGCATTAGCAAGCATTTATCAAAAATAAAAAACAAAAATAAAAAATAAGCATTGACAAACGGATTTGTTGCAGATACCAAAAAGCAAATTGTTGCGGATTATTGGGTGGCGTGATATGAACAGATTTGAATATTGGGAACGGATTATCTTAGCACAAAATACAAATTTAGACCATATTGTAGAGTTAATGGCAAATGACGAAAATATTACAAATGAACAGTATTGTCAACTGTATAGTTTAGCATTGGAGGTTTACTAATGAATAGAGAACATTGCAATAAAATTTGTGATGAGCTTATGGAATGGGCAAAATTTGAAAATGCAGACGAACAGATAGGCGTGCGGAATAATTATGAAAAATCGGCAAGAGAAATTGAAGAAAAGTTATATTATGATTATTTGTTAGATGGAATTATCAGTGATGAGGAATATTATTATATTTTTGGTAGAACCTGAGCTGATGCTCTTGCTGTTAGTGGAGAAGATTTTTTCAGAGTGTAATAAAAAAAATACTTGACAAATTCTAATTTTTATGGTATAATAAGTTTATCAAATCAGAAAGGAACATAAAAAAATGAACGCAGAAAAGGTATTAGCGGCACTGAATGAAATCGTTGAACAGATTGACAAAGACCAATTAGATTACAATTTTAAGAAACATTTTGACCGTGATATGAATTCTATTGAAAGTAGTTATTGTGGAGCGCCGTCAATGATGGCAGACTTATGTAAAGCATTGCAGATGGATATTTTGAAATCCAGCGATAAATGCAAGGCAAACCGTACAAAAGCAGTGTTGAGAATTTTGAAAAATGCACCAAGAGAACAGTATACAAAGGCATTTATTGATGAGGACGGAAAAGAAATTGTGCTTGATAGTTATAGAGTAATTTGTTTTGCAAGCCCGGTAGATGGCGTTCCAACTACCGACAACGGCGATGGCTTTATTTCAATTAAAAATTGTTATTTTAGCGAGGACATTAGTAGTTATAACAAACTTAATCTTGTAAGCCTTGCAGAACTAAAAGCAGAATTAAAAATTGATAAAGCAAATAATGTGGGAATTGATACAGGAAAGAAAAAGAAAACGCCGATTTATGCTTTTGGTGTTTCCGCAGATGAATATAACAGTACAATGCCAGTTGTAAACTTGCAATATCTGATTGATATTGTAGAGGCAATGCCAAGTGCAAAAGCATTTTACAAAACAAACAGAAACGGAATTTCAATGGTTTATTTTATTGATGATGAAGGAAACAATGCTGTATTATTGCCACTTAGATATAACGAAAAATACAAAGATATTCTGAGTAGAAAGGTTGTAAAGTAATGGCTAAATATTTGATGAATCGTTACCATTATTCACCTATTTTAGCGGGTGATACACTTGCAGAAGCATTGATGAGTTATTTGGAAAACTGGACTACAAATGGCTTGCCGATGGAGCGATAAACATACGAAGCATTATCAAGCGGTTTGACGGTAAAACAACTTGTTGAATTTGCAAATGTAATTATTGGAGATTCTTATAGCAGTGAATAAATCAAAGACATTTATAAATTTGAAAAAAGTGAAAAAATCTATTGACAAATAGCTGCCGATGTGGTATAATATAGAGGAAATGTGAGGAGGTTATCAATATGACAAATACAGAATTGGTAAAGGTTTTTGAACAAACTATTAAACAAAAACCTTTTAGCTTGAGTGATAACACAATTAAATCCTATTTGTACCATATCGGTAAATTGATTGATTTTGTTGACGATAAACCTATTTCAGAAATCACAACAAAGGACATTAAGAAATATTTGTTTGATATTAGCAGCAACGGTGCTTCAGATACAACATATAATTTGTCTTTGGCTGCGTTCAAGTGTCTATATAAAGCACTTGGATATAATCCATTGACTGAAGATGACTTTGCGACAAATCCAGCACTGAATATTGTTAGTGTACGGAATGTAAAGCAAGAAAAGAAAACGCCGCTAAATGAAATGGAAAAGCAAGCACTTTTGAGAAATTGCAAAAATGAACGGCAGTTTGCTATTTTGACAACCTATCTAAATACTGGTTTGCGTGTTCACGAACTTGTAAACTTGACTTTGGAGCAATACCAAAACCGTGACGAAAACGGCAGAATTAAATTGACTGTAAACAAAGGTTCGTATGATGATGAGTATATCTATATCAATAAACAGACAGAAACGGCTATAAATGAATATTTGTTGACCCGCAAACAATGTGATTGTCAATATTTATTTGTTTCAAATTATGGCAACAAAATGACACCATCTTGCATTAGCAAGACATTGAAAAACATTGCAAGGTGGAGCGGAAAGTTTACAGAAGAACGGATTAGTCAAATTAGCAATCATTTAATGCGGCATACTATGGCAACGGATTTAGTAAACGAAAATGTGCCGATTGATGTTGTGGCAATGGTGTTGCGGCATCACGGGCTTGGTACTGTTATGACTTATGCAAAGACAGACGAAAACAGAGTGCTGGAAGCGGTGCGATAATGGGCTATTTATGTATTACTATACTATTTATTGTTATGTTATATTCTATTTGGACGGCATAGGTGTGAAATATGGATAGATATTATTCGGATATTGTAAAAATCGGTGATTTTAGTTTTCATAAGGTCAAAAAATTGTATGGAATTTTGGCATCTTTTAAGAATGGTGACAATTATTTCAGAATTGAAAGCAAAAACGGCAAATTCAAATTGACTTCGTGTTCATTTTTGATTTTGTTGAGCTTAATCGGACTAAAAGAACCTGTAAATATTACTTTAGTATCAAACAATCTTGATTTGTTGCGGCAGACTAAGAACAGAATTTTGCGTATTGCATAGGTGATTATATGACTATTTCTGAAATTATTGAACAATTTGGATTAAAAGACAATGATTTTCTTTGTGTCTATTCAGATGAAAAAGACTATTTTATTTATGTTGGAATGATTGAGAATATTGAAAGTTGGATTTTAGACCAAACTGCTTTGAAAATTCATACACAAAATGGTAAATTTTGTATTGACATTTAGTGAATTTTATGGTATAATATAAGTGAGTTCCATATTTTTTTGAAAAAAATAAAAAAAAGACTTGACAAATGGTTTGAAATATGGTATAATATAAGAGCCTTTTGTCATTCAATTAAAGGCTACACAAAAACCTCCTTTGTTTGTTTGTCATAAAGATTTAATCAAAATGTGTAGCTTTTAGTTGAGTGACAAAAAGTCATTTGAGGCGTGAGTAGGCATACGCCAAGAGCAGCAAGACTTCGCAAGTTAATTAGCCACCTTGTACGATGGATGTGCTACAAGTAAAATAAAGTAATAAATAAGTCGCATCTCGTGGCGTGCATACGGAGGCGCGTTTTGGATTGTCGGCGGTTCAGTCCTAAGAACTTATTAGTGTGATTGCTACACACAAACCGCCATTATATGCGGATATGGTGTAATGGTAACATTTAGCCATTCCAAGGCTGCGTTGCGGGTTCAAATCCCGTTATCCGCTCCAAAAAGGCTACTGGTTATCAATTACATACGGCTTTATAAACTGAGTAGGAATTGATGGCTGATAGGAAAGACTATCAATTTTATATGCTGATATGGCGAAATTGGCAGTACGCATCGGGTTTAAGCCCCGATGGTGGTAACACCGTGTGGGTTCGACTCCCACTATCAGCACCAAGGTTTTGGCATTTGACCCTATAATCAAATGTTGGATAATTAAACAATAGGTGCCACGAAGCCTTTTATGTAATTGAAAGATTACAAAGTAAATTAGTGTAAAAGCCTTCCTGTGAGATGGAAATACACAAGGACAACAGTGGTAAATGGTGTGGATAATAATCCGCTCGGCACAATAATATGTCGATAAGATAGCAGCCTATTGTTTAATTTAATATGCTGGATTGGTTCAGTGGTAGAATGTCGGATTTGTAACCCGGTGACAGCCGTTCAAGTCGGCTATCCAGCACCATACATCGGTCTATTGTGACCAGTGAAAAATACGCCCGAAAAGGAACACAATTCAAATAGCCAGTTGGTAGTGAAAACAATTCACACAGAGCGCTACTCCGCAAAAATGGAGAGAAATTGCAAAACCGTTCGACTCGGTAATCGGGCGATAAAAAATAGCCACGGGGTACATTGTTTTCCTTGTTTTTGTCTCGTGTTGTAATTACCTCCTTTCCTTTCTGATATATGTTGTATCTCGTGGCTATTTCCTCCTTTTAATGAAAAAATCTTATAGTCCACTGATTTTAAGTATATATGCCAGTGTAGGTCAAGTGGTTAGACCGCACGACTTATAATCGTGTAATTTGAGTTCAAGTCTCAGGGCTGGCACCAATTAAAGCAACTTAGGAGTTCTTGTATTGATGGGGTTGATGACCTTGGCATAGTTCTTTTAATCTTAATTCGTAAAAAAACAATGCGTCCATTGTTTTGAATTAAAACCGATTTTAGCAAACAGTCTGTTTTTTCTTTGTTATGATTGTTTGCCGAATGTGCTTTTTAAGGTATATTCAATAAATAAAACAAAGATGGGTGTAGACGGTTCTCCCACAAAGTATTAGCGTTGATACAAACCGTCTGGGGGTTTTGAATAAACCGAACTAATGTTTTTGTTTCGCTTAATCAGCAATCAATGTTTATAATTCTTTTACATAACATTCGTCAACATTAGTATGCGTTTTGTATGTTTTCGCTATAATAAACATACACATATAGGAATATGGTGTAATGGTAGCACGATTGACTTTGACTCAATTAGTCTATGTTCAAATCATAGTATTCCTGCCATTTCAAATTCAAAATCAAAAATCGTTTTCAAAATTGAAAATCAAATTCAGAATTGAAAATGAAAACCGAAAATTAAAATTAAAAAAGGGAGATTATTATGACACAGGTAATTAAGAAACCAAATAGTAGAATTACTTACTATGTCAATGAAGAAAAAGGCGTTGTTATTGCCAAACTGAAAAAGTGGGATATGGTTACAGATACAAATTTGTATTTGTTAAATAATAATTTGCCTATGATTGAACCGAGGCTTACATATAACAAATATTATGATGGATATTTTGTTGGTAAGGCAACTTGTTCTAAAGATGATAGTTTTGATTTAGAAACAGGAATGAGAATTGCAAGAAATCGAGCGCTTTGGAAATATTATTGGGAAAAACATCTTTTAATGATGAAAACGACACAGATTTGGAAAAGAAAGACTCTTTGTTTGGAAAAGTACGATTTTCATATTCAAGATAAACTTGTAAAAATCAATAATAGTCTTACGGAGGATAAAGCATAATGGGAATGAGAAATTATGAGCGCAGAATCGCACATAGAAATATGGAACGAGATGGAATTAAACATATCAACAAGCGTACAAAGGACGAAAAGGGAAATTTAATCCCGAGTTATTTTTCACGATTTTGGCGTTTTAATGTAAATAATAATATTAAAAAGGAGACGGTATAATGAAGTATATTTCTAATGATGGTAATTTTGTTTCTGAAAATGCAGATGAAGTTACTAAGTATGAAAGTGAACTTAAAGAAAAGGCAGCAGAGCAAGAAAAGAAAATCGCAGAAAAGAAACTTAGAAAGCAAGAAGTAATTGATGCTTATAAGCATTATATGGAACTTGAAAGTGCTTTTGTTAAGGATTATGGCTCTATTCATTGGAGCGACATTAGTACAAGTAATAACAATAATTTTAACAATAAGTATTTTAAGCATTTCTTTGATTTTTGGATTTAATGTCGCTTAACATATGCTGAGATGCTATGTGATAGCCTATAAGCCGTTTTTATATAAAACTAATAATTGGTTATGGATAAGTATAAAAATGCGTTCTGTTGTCCGATAGAGCGAAATAAACAAATTAAGATTAAAAATTAAAATTAGATTAGGAGAATTATATGGCAGAAAAAAGAGAAATTAGACGGACAGAGAGCACGGGGTTGATTGTCGGTACACTTTCTGAATTGGCACTTGAGGTTGTAGACTCTACTATTAAGTTAGAGAATGGTAAGGAAAAGGCTTGCAAGCAAATTCGTGCCAAGGATGGAAAGTTTAATGAGGCAATCGCCATTGAGACTGATAATGGCGTATTTAAGTTCCCAGCGCCGTCTTTTTGTACGGACATTAAGCGTGATGGCACAGAGAGTAACGCCTATAAGGCTTGGCACACCGTTGTGACTGAATACAAGGATAAGGTTCATTATGGTGATGAGGCAGACCGTGTAAGTTTGACTGTGGGCTATGAGCCTACATTTAGTTATAGCACGCCCAAGGATGATGTTGTTGTTTATGCAAATAATTTTCGCACCAGATTTATTAGTCGAGTAGATAAGGATGCTGATAGTTCTACCGATATTCAGACCGAGTGTGTAATTAAGGCAATTCGTCCTGAAATGCGTGGCGAAGAAGAAACAGGTCGTAAGATTGTAGATATTATGACCGCAAATTATGGCGATAGTGATACTCCGTTGGTCGGCGTTGTGTCGAGTTTGATTATTCCTGAAGATTTGGTTGATGATTTTGAGGATATGTATTCCGCTGGACAGACTTGTAGACTGAATTTTGAGTTGAAGAATGTAAAGGTTGGAGGAAATAACGGCGGTGAAGTCCGTGGATTTGGTCGAAAAGCAAAGGTTCACGATGGTTTTACAGTTACTGAGCGTGTAGTATTTGGTGGAGACCCTGCATATAATGATGATGATGACACTGAAGATAAGGCATATACTAATACAGAGATTAAGTCTTTGTTAAAGGACTTTGATATTTGTAAGAAAGCAAAGTTGCAAAAGGGCAGAGCAGAAAAGGGAAATAATACTAAGTCTAAGGGTCTTGGCAATCGTGTAAGTAAAGCAAAGGTTGAAGCAGAGTCCGTAGACGATGATAACCCCTTTATGGATGACGATGACGAAAATCCGTTTATGTAATTTCTAAAGGTTGGTGGTTATATAAATGGCTAAGATTGATTTGTTGTCATTGACTGAAGATAATCTTATCGGTGGTATTCAGCAGAAAAAGATTATGATTTATGGGTCAAATGACTGCGGAAAGACATTTCAAGCGACAAAATTTGAAAAGCCGTTGCTTTTGATGACAGAAAGTGGCGGTGGCGCATTAAAGGTTAAAAAGTTGCCAATTAACAAATGGTCTGAATTTAAGACTGTGGTTGAAGAATTAACTAATCCTAAGACATTTGATAAAATGTTTGAGGCATATAAAACGGTTATTATTGATACCGCAGAAAACCTTGTAGACGAAAGTGAAAAGGCAACTTGTAATGAGTTTGGTGTGCGTGATTTAAGCGAAATTCAAGGAAGGCAGAATGGTTATAAGATTGCAAGAAATGATTTTGCTGCACAGATTAACAAACTAACATCTTCGGGTTATTGTGTTGTGTTCATTTGTCACGAGGAAACAGTAGAAAAAACAGACCCTGTTACAGAAGAAACATATGCTTATACACAGCCAAAAGGCACATCTAATGAAAAGTCGTCTATGCGTATGCTTAGAGACTTGTGTGATTTTGCTATTTATGTTCGTCCGAATGGCATTGACCCTGAAACATATGAGACAATCCCGTCAACGGCAATTTGTAAGGAAACAAAGACAAGTTTTGCTCGGTCGAGATTTGCAATTCAAACATTTGTTGACCCGTTCACTGCAAGCGGTTTAATTGAAGCTATTGAAAAGGCTATTGAGAAGTCAGCAGAAAATGAGGGAGCAGAAGTAGAAAAGTATATTCAAAAGAAACAATCTTATACAAAAGAAGATTATTTTGAAATGATTACTCCCTATATTAAGGTTTTATATAAGAATTATAGCTCTGATATTTCTGCTATTATTGCAACAGAATTGGGTGATGGGCGTAAGATTACAAGCGCAACGGACGATGAGATTATTGCACTTGACAATATTTATAATAGGCTTGTAACATTAGCTACATCGTTAGACATAACGGTGTAAAATAAAGTACATAAAATAATTGCAATTTATTTTGAGCCGTTTGGGTAACACTGAACGGCTCATTTTTAAGGTGTAAATATGCCAAAGTGTAATTTTTGTAAAAAAGAAATAAAAGAAAAAGAAAAGCATAACGCTTATATTGTCAAGAATGGCAAAAGAAACGCTTATTATTGTAATGTAGAATGTTATAATAGCTATATGGCGAAAAAGCAAAATAAACACATTACAAGCCATAATATAGCACCTCGGAGAGTATTAACAGATTACATTTTATACATATATGAGCAAGAAGGATATAATAAAAATGAAATTCCTTGGCAAATGCTAATGTCGCAACTATCTAATATGCTGAAAGAGCATATGGATGAAAAATACACTTATCAATCTATTTTATATGTATTAAAATATATGAGAATGATTGGTGTAAACTTACTTAATGAGCGGTCAAATGGCTCTTGTCTTTCCCTTGTGGAATATTATTATAATGAGGCAAGAGATTATTGTAAACGGTCAGCAGAATTGAAAAGGGAATTTGAAAATTTTGAAATAGATGATAGTCCGAAAATTGTAAAGAAAAAAGTAAAACACGAAACAAATAAGTATAAAGAATTAACATTTGATTAAGGAGGGCATTATGTTATATTCAAATGATATTGGTAATTTAATCTTAGGTGCAATTTGTAATAATTGTACTTTAATGTTTAATAGTAAAATGCCCTTAAATAAATCTGATTTTGAACCTAATCAATTCCATAAGATTATTTTTGTTTGCGTACATAATATAGCATTAAAGGGTGCAAAAGAGGCAAGCGAAATTGAGATTGCTGAATTTTTAGAAAATTATCCTGCTCAAAACAATATTTTTAAGGATAATGATGGCATTGAATATATTAGAACAATTAAAACACTATCTAAAGCAGAAAATTATGAATATTACTGGAATACAGTAAAGAAATACTCTTTACTTAGGGAATATAAAGCTGCTGGATTTGAAATTCAAGACATTTATGATGAAAATAAGAATGAAACAGAAGAACGAAATAAATTTGATAAGTGTCAATTAAAAGATATAATTAACTATTTTGATAGTAAACAATGCAACATCAAAAAACATTTTGCTTTTAAAGAAGAAACAGAAGAAATGATTTGCGGAGATGGCTTTGCGGATTTGCTTGATGAGTTAGAAAAAGAGCCTATGGTTGGCGGTCAATTAGCTTCTCCTATTTTGACAAATTTATATCGTGGATGGTGTAAAGGACATTTAATTTTGCGCGGTGCACCGAGTTCGTTTGGTAAAACTCTAATGAGCATTATGGATTTAATTATGGTCGGGTCATTAAAACTATATGACGAAAAAGAACATAAATTTATTGATAACCCATATTATCAAGGTAAGGCGGTCTTAATTCATTCAGAGCAAAAGTCAGAAACTGAAATACAAACAAGGGTTATTTCTGTATTGTCTAAAGTAAATTATTCAACCATTCTCGATGGTAAATTTACAAAAGAGAAAAAAGAAAGATTGCTTGAGGCTGGAAACATTCTTAAAGAAAGTGAATTCAAAATTGTCAACTATCCTAATTTTACCGCTACTGGTATGAGAGAGTTGTGTCAGCGTTTATCTATTGAAGGCTATGAATATTTTTATCAAGATTATATTTGGAACAATAGTTATATCATATCCGATATGAAAAAGACAATGGGATTAACGAATATTTCTGAGCCTAATGCACTGTTGCATTTTTCAAATCAACTTAAAATGATTGCAGAAGAATATAATATTGCAATGGCAACATCAATGCAATTAAATGATAATTATAAGACAGCAGAAATTATTGACGAAAGTTGTTTGTATGCTTCAAAAGCGGTTAAGACAAAGTTAGACAATGGTTGTATTACAACATACCCAAGAGAAAAAGATATAAAACAAGTTGATGGTTTAATATCTAAATGGAATAGAAAAAACAATACAGATTTTGAAATTCTTAGACCCAATGTTCTTACAAGTTGCTTTAAGACAAGATATGGTAGATATGGTGATAATATAAGAATTTGGTCTTATATGGATAAATCTGTGGGTAATATTACTGATATGTTTGTAACAGACTCAAATAATAATCCAATTAACATTAAACCTATGTATATTGAGAGTGTGTAACATATGAAAGATTTAGATATTTTTACTATTGATGGAAACAAAATAAATAAATTAAACTTACTTTATGAGTCGGAATTATATGATAATAAAGGTTTGAGTGCTAATACAACTAACATATGTTTTAATAAACCTTTTGAATTTGAGTGTAACGCAAACACAGATATAATTGATAATAATTTTTCCAAATCTAAAAATGATATTCATATTGTTTTATATATTCAAAATAGAACGCATAGAAAAAAGAGAATAGACAAAAAATGGTTAAAAAAATTTGGTGTAACTGAAAGAAAACTAAATTGTCATATAGATTATAATATGAAAAACATATGTAATTATGAAGTTAAGGTAAATACAACAGAATTAACCGATTTTATTAAAGAGATGAAACAACATAGAAATAGAATTTATTTTGAAAATCCGATTAACAATTAAGGTTAATATGATATTATGAATGTAAAATATGATTATAAAAATCGTACATATTATATTAAAGAGAAAATCCACAATCAAACAATGATTATGCAACTTTAAGAATGTGACAGGTCTCTTGATATGATATATTATAATGTTGTATTAGGTGTATATAATAAAAGAAAACACGCACAGAAAAACGAAGATAATGCTATTGTTACAGGAAAATATCCATTTGAAACAGTAGCAAAATCCGTTAGGGCATTTAATCTTTTAGAGCAAGAAGTTATAAAAGAAAATAAATTTTACAATAGAAAAATAATGATAATGATTAGTTGGGTTGACAATAGACGAAGGGATATATATATTATAAATATTTATCAAAGCGTGGTTATAAATACGAAGTAGTAGACGGACAGAAATTTATTTGCAAAATATATTGACATTCAAAATGAAGTGTGTTATAATTAAGGCACGATAAAAAAAACAAAAAGGAGACTTCTTATGGACAATTATATGTACAATTTATGTTTTATGGCACTTTTTGTTATATATTGTATTGCAGAGTCATACATTGAATATTTGGACAATAAGAACGGGAGATTGTAATGCTTAGTGGAACTAAACTTGCTGGTGGTAGTCCTGACCGTGGCAGAGTTGAAAATGACTTTTATGCCACAAATCCTAAAGCGGTCGAAATGCTACTCGCAGATGATAAATTTAGACAATGGTTTTGGAAAGACTACCATTACGGGAATGTGCAATTTTTAGAACCTTGTGTTGGGCAAGGACATATTATTCAAGGCTTTAGGAATTATTATGGAAACAAAAATCTACCTATTGATTTTACTTGTCTTGATATTACAGACCGTGGGTATGACAATGTTATTGTACAAGATTTTATGAAATACAACACATATAATCGTTTTGATTGCATTATGACAAATCCACCTTATGAGATTGCAATGGAATTTGCAAAAAAGGGGATGGAATTGTTGAAGCCTAACGGCAAAATGTGTATGTTCCTTAAAATTCAATTTCTTGAAGGTAGAAAACGCCGAGAATTTTTCGATGAATACCCGCCCCGCTACATTTATGTGTTTGAAAAACGGATGGGAACTTGGAGAAACGGTGAAGAATTCGAGGAAACAGAGAACGGTAAGAAAAAACGACTTGCAACAACGATGTGTCACGCTTGGTTTTGTTGGGAAAATGGATTTACAGGAGAGCCGATTGTAAGATGGGTTAGATAGGAGATAGATATGAGTTTAGCTGAAATGTATAAGAGCGCAGACTATAAAGATAAAAACGGAATGTTGTTTAATGATGATTGTATGAATGTTTTATCCACTCTGGAAAACGGGGGGGGGCAGAGTAATCCTGACATTAACAGATATTCCGTATGATATGGTAAACAGAAAAAGTAATGGGTTAAGAAATTTAGACAAGTCAAAAGCAGACATTATAACTTTTGATTTGTTAGAGTTTTTAGATAAAATTTACGATGTCACTGATGGAACTATTATTATCTTTTGTTGTGCAGAACAATTAAGCACAATTTTTTCATATTTTAATGATAAAAGAAAACAAGGAAAAGGCACAGTTCGTCAAATCGTATGGCAAAAATCTAATCCGTCTCCTATGAATGGCGAACATATTTATTTAAGTGGAATTGAAAATGCAGTATGGTTTAAGAAGCGTGGTGCAACATTTAACGCTCATTGTAAAAATACTGTTTTCAAATATCCTAACGGCAGAAGTAAAATACATCCTACCGAGAAAAATCACGACTTAATTAAAGAGCTTATTTTAGATAATTCAAATGAAGGCGATATTGTATTTGACCCCTGTTGTGGAAGTGCTGCGCATTGTCTTTGTGCAGAACAGTTAAATAGAAAATATATTGGTGTAGAATTAGACAAACAGTATTTCGATGTTGCGGTTGAAAGAATGAAAAATATGGAGTAAAAAAAACAGATTCAAAAAAACTGAAAAACTTTTTATAAAAAATTGAAAATAATTATTGGCAACCTCCATACTTTGTGCTATAATAAAGACAACAAATTGATACGGAGGTTTTAATTATGAAAAAAGTTTATTTGGTGCTTTGTAATGGTATTGTATCAGACGAGGCATATAGTACAGTTGATGGTGCATTGAATTTTATTGCTAATCGTTATGGCGCTCCTAAATGTTTAGACGATGCAAAAGTAACATCTTGGACTTATCGTTTCAATGATTGCATTTATAGAATTACAGATGTTAGTGTGGTAGATTGTAAGAAACAAAAAGATACATATTCATTATGTTATCACAATGGTTGTGCAGATGAACGGATATATCCTGGTTTTAATTTTCAAATGTCACATTACAAATGATATTGGACACGATGAAAGTATAATAAATAAGAAGAGAGTGTAATGATTAGAGAAATTATGTTTATGGTATTATAGGAGGTAAATTTAGTATTGCTTAGAAAATATGTAGTATCGCAAGAACAAAAAAGCAAGCTATGGTATTGTCATCAAGAAGGATTTAGTAATGTTCCCTGTGGAGATAGTTTTTGTGAAAAGAAATCGGAAGCAAGAGAATATGCTAAAATGTATAATTATTTACAACACAAAGTATGTAAAATTGAAAGCCAAATGAAGAGGAACAGAGATGACTTGTAAATATTGTATCAATTTTAATGAATGTTTGAGCAAAAATGGAACAACAAAGTATTCTACAACAGATATTGCCTGTAATAATGTTGAAAAGTTGTGTAAATATTTCAAAAATAAATTACACTATATTGAACTTCCGTGTAATATTGGTGATAAGGCGTATTATATTAAAATAAAAAGCTATACCCCTAAGTCATATAAACTTGTAGAATCGAAAGTAACCGGATTTAACATTGATAAATGCGAAATATGGGGAGTTTGTTGCAAAAGCACAGACTTTAAGCACGAATTTACACTATCTATTAACGATGTTTATTTTAATAAGTTACAAGCAGAAAAAGAAATTGATAAATTAAATGGTATAAATAATGCTTAAATAGGAGAAAGTTATGAGAAAAATTAGATTTAGAGGAAAGTCTATATATGATGGCGAATTGTATGGAGGTGTTGGAGTATATGTAGACCCTAATATAAAAACTGAGAAACTTATTGAACAAGTCGGTCAATATGTTCCATACACACAAAGGGCGTATATTTATAGTCCATTTGATGAAAAATTTGAAGTTGACCCAAATACTGTCGGTCAATATACTGGTTATAAAGATATTCATAATAACAATATTTATGAGGGCGACATTATTAAATATCCAAGATATAATGGTTCAGACTTTATTTTAATCGGAGAGGTTAAATTTGGCGAATACAAACAAGATGGAAGCGAGGGAGAATATGCTCCGAGTATTTGTTGTGGTTTTTATGTTGAAATAAAAAAGTGCATTTATCCAGATTGGTGTGACCCAGATGATTATGGCGTTTTTATTCAAGATTATGAAAAACAAAATAGCATTGCAGAAATTATCAACGATAGTGGAAATGTTGAAGTAATTGGGAATATTTATATATAAACGATAATAAGTTTTAATTAAAAAATACTTGACAATCCATATATGATATGTTATAATCATATTAACAAATTAAACAGGAGGATAATTATGACTACGAAAAGAAAGAAATTAGTACCAATTACATATAAAGAATTTTGTAGAAACCATATATGTGCGTTATGTCCTGAATATAATAAGAAACAAAGGCGTTGTTGCATTTCAACGGATTTAAGAATTGCAGAAAATGAGGTTTATATCGACCAAAACAACCATTATGTATTTAGAGTGAAAAAAATGAAAGATAAAACATTTAACGACCTTTGGGAAGAATTGAAAGCCAAGAGTCCTGAAATAAGAAAAGAGTTAGAAGAAGCTGAAAAGAACAGTGAATTGATGATGGATATTATGGTTGCTGTCAGAGATTTGCTTGACGAAAAAGATAGTGAAAAGTGGGTTAGTGTAGACTTTTATTTGCCAGACACAGATAGAGATGTGTTGGTGTATTCAAATATAAGGGGCGTACTTAAATGTTGGTACAATTCTGTTGGAAAATATTGGGTAAAAGACGGCATTGAGCTGTTTGAAGATGTGACTCATTGGAGAGAACTTCCTGATTCGCCAAGAACGGAGGAAAAAGAATGACAAAACGACACGATTGTGCTAATTGCGATTATATGAAATTTCTTGAGGATAATAGCGGGAGAATTATTTGCTTCTGTATGTTTGACCAAAGCGATAGTTATCTTGAAGAAGTTGGAGTTTGTGGTGGATGCGAATTGGACGGATTCGCAGAAGAATTGTATTGTGAGCAAACCAATGAATGAATGAATTGAAAGGAGGAAGCGCAATGCCAAGAGTATTGACAGTGGACGGTAGTGTAAAAATCGGCGCATACCGTTTTCCTGATAGGAAAAAGCCCTGTCTCTGTGTCGAGAAAGGAAACACTTGTGTGGTGTACGGCTCTTTTATTGACCTTGACTGTGCAAACGAATTTATGAATGAACTCGCAGCCCTTGTGGGTGCGATGGACGATAAGGAGAAATTAGAATGACCGAAAGTGATTACAAATACTTGCAAGAGCGGCTGTCGAAGAAGTCTGAGGATAACTTACATAAACATACAGGCAGCTTCAATTACGAAACAGGTTACAAAGAGGGCATTGCCGCCGCAAAGAGTATTTTGTCTGAGTTTTATCGAAGGGTGGTGGAGAAATAATGGCACGATATTTCAAAATGGTTGAAATCGACCGCGACAGTTTCATTGGAGCAATGGGTGAAGATTTGGATTGCAACCAGTTGTATGGTGTATGTGATGGCATTGGTTATGTTGCCATAGACGATACCGAAGAGGACGAAATCACCGTTTCTCTCGACATTTTTGAGGAGGTATAATTATGGATATGATTTGTAAATGTGGTAGCAATGAGTTCTTCACAGAGAAACACGGCAATCAGACCGGGCTTTATTGCTCTGCTTGTGGTAGGTGGCAGAAGTGGCTCAAAAAAGACGAGATACGACTTTTCAATCACGGTGTACAAGACGGCTGGATTAGCGTAAAAGATAGACTGCCGGACACGGACAGAGAGGTGCTCGTTTACGATTTGGACTTCGGTTACTTAGTGCTGTCTTGCATAGGAACGGAGTGGGAGGGCTTACCATTCTTCCACCCGAATGTTACGCATTGGCGAGAGTTGCCTGAACCGCCGAGAATGGAGGAGAGCAAAGAATGACTTGTAACGATTGTCCACATTTTGATGTGTGCAAAATGTATGGTGCATTTCATATAAAAGGACGAATTAGTAGTAAATGGAAAAACTGTCCATTCCGAAAGGAAGCCCAGATTTTGCTCTGATTGGAATAGTTAAGTTTGGTGAGTATAAAGATAATGTAATGGCAGCAGAAATAGGTTATTACAGCGAATATAACAATCAATGTTATATGCCAACTTTCTATGGGTGGTATGTTCAATATGTTAAGTATGTTATAGACCCAACGGTTTGGCGTACCGATGATGGTAATGGTGATATAAAATATGACAGTTGTCGTGGATTGCTGCAATCTATACAACACTGTATGAAATGCAAAAAACCTCTTGAGATTATTGGAAATATTTTTGACAATCCTGAATTGTTAGAATTGAATGAGAAGTGATATGTATGCCAAGTATCGAAACAGCTTATGATTTAATTGATAAAATTCTAAATTCTTATGAAGATGTTTCAGACTATCATCTTGATGATTGTGATATTTCTGTACTCAAGGAAGCAAAAGAGGTACTCATTAAACTGCTAATAGGAACAACTGAATGTTCATCAATTTCAATTAAAGATAACTATATACTATGTAATTATAATGGATGTGTTAAAGAAAAAACATATCCGGGTTTCAAATTTCAAATATCACATTACAACCGAAAACATATTTAATGATATTTTATAGTATTAGATATGTTAAAGGACGATAAATTTTAGGTAGTTGATTGATAGAGATAAACTTCTATATAAACTAAGTTGCGCCATTCTGTCCGAATGTTCACAAGATGAGTATGAACACATAGAGGATATTATCAACGAACAACCTATTGTCAAATTAAATAATATATACAACGAACATACTAATAAGGGAGAACGAAATTAGTATTCCACTTTTTACTGATGCGATGGGGTATGATAAAGTATTAACAAATTTTGATAATATCAAACAAATGTCAGTAGAAAAATTTGCAGACTTTATGTTTGAATGTGGCGCAAACAGTTGTCATTATTGTAAATATAGAAAAAATTGTAGGGCTATTTGCAAATACGACAGTATGGTTACATATATAGAAATTTTTAAGGACTGGCTGGTAGATAAATATGAATAAAAGCAAATATATTGATTTTGATTTGATTAAACAATATCCGAATAAGTATAATTTTACACCTAATAATATTAAACAACTAAAAGTATTAGACTGGAATAAGTTGAAAAAGATTATGTGGTTTAATGAAGCAACAACTCCTAATCGTTGGTGTAAACTAATTGGGTGTCAAAAAGACGGTGAAAAATATGATGACTGGGATGAATTTTGGATTGGAATTGCAGAAAATGGAGATATAGACTGTCATTTTGCAGCCTATGAAGGTATGTGTTCGTATAATTTTAAGGAATTTTATAATTTGAAAGACATTGAAGATAAATATGATATGCAATTTCAAGTCAATGTAATTAAGTGGCTAAATGAAATGATTGATGAAGGAATTTTAGGACTTCCAGAATAAAAAACTCTTGACTTTTTGTTGTTTTTATGGTATAATATATCAAAACAAGAAAAGGAGTATTAAAATGATAAGAAGAATGTGGCATTGTGGTCTTATCCATTATTTACCCAATAATGAATTACGCCGTCTTTATTATGATTGCTGTTATTTTGGTGAAAAATATCTAAGCGGTGATTTTATTCGTGCCGACTCTTTGTGTTCTCCACTGAATAATCAGACACAAGATGACTTTAGAGCATATCTTGTAAAGGTTATTACAGAACTTGAATTGCGTGGTATTGACTACAAAAAAAGAGATGTGGATTTGTCAAAAGCGGTAGGTGGTCTTGCCGTTGGTGCAAACATAGCAGTATATAGAGATACAAGAATGTTCAAAGAATGGCACACAAAGGAATATCTTAGATTAAATATGGCGGTATTGTATGAGAAATGGAAATACACAAATTGTATAGATGATAAACAATGGGAAAAATTGTTGCGTGGTTATAAAAAAATAACAAGAGAGGATTATGTTGTATGATAGTATCATATAGTACGAACGGAAAGAAAAAGACCATTGCTAATGTTGGCACAGCAGATGAAGCGATTAGTGCCATTAGGCTGTTTTTAGATACAAATGGATTTAAGACTCATTATATGAGATTTATTCCTAATAGTGAAAGAGATAGCGTTATTATTGATTATGGTAGTTGGTTTAATTATATGGTAGTAGATGGTAACACAGAAGATGAAAATGTGTTAGAAAAATTTGCAGAATATACTAAAAGGATGTCGAATGAAAGCAGTAGTAAAAAGAGTAAAAGAAAATAAAACAGAAATATATAACAATGTAAAAAACATCAAACAAGAAAACGGAAGTATTGTTATTACATATGGCGATGGAACATACGGACTTAATATGCGTATTTTAGATAAAAATTATAAAATTATTCTTGGTGGTTGATTAAATTGAAATTTAATGTTAATAGAATAAATAAACAATTAACAACCAATAATATTAAAGATATTTTATTTTCACTAAATAGCGATATATATAAAGAAAACGATGAGCAAATTATATTTTATTCTGCTTGTCATAATGCAGAACCTTGTGAACACGGGCATAAAGCTAAATTATATTATTATAAACAATCAAAAAGTTTTACTTGCTATGTATGTGGAGAAAGTTTTGATGTTTATGATTTAGTTAAAAAAAATCGTGCTTTATTTGGAGACAAATGGTCTTTTCCTAAGTGTGTTAAATATGTTTGTGAAATCGCAAATATTCCATTTGAATACAATGGAGAAATTAAAGAAAATCCTAATAAGTACAACTGGCAAAGTAGTTTATTAAAATTCTTAAATAAAGGATATGCTCCTGATGAGAAAACTTATGATAAAAGCATTTTGAAATTCTTTAACAATGGCTATCATAAGTCTTGGCTTGAGGACAATATATCAATAGAAACAATGGAAAAATATAACATAGGATATTATCCATTACAAGATTGCATCACTATACCGTGCTTTAATCAAAACGCAGAACTTATTGGTATTCGTGGAAGATACTTAAATCCTGAAACTCAAGCAAAGTATTATCCAATTAGAATGTTAGACGGTACGGAATATAAGTTTTCAACAAATGATTATTTATATGGCTTATGGTACACAAAACAGTCTATTAAATACCATAAAAAGTGCATTTTATTTGAAGCCGAGAAAAGCACGCTGCAATGCGATACATATTTTGGCAACGATAACTTCTCTGTATCGTTATATGGGTCTGCTATTAGTAAAAGAAAAAGAGATTTAATATTAGACCAAGGTGTAAACGAAGTCATTATTGCAATAGACTTTGATTATGATAGCGTTGTTGACGAAAACGGAAATAAAACATCAGATTTTGAAAAATTTGAAAAAAAGGTTTATAAGATTGCAAAATTATTTAAGGGTTTTTGTAAGGTAACTGCTATTGTAAGCTATGGCGGTCACGGATATAAAGATAGTCCAAGTGACCTTGGAAAAGACAAATACTTAGAATTATATAAAAATCGAGAAGAAGTTTATTAAAACACTTGACTTTTTGTTTATAATGTGGTATAATTCACTTGTAGTCAAAAAGGCTAATAAAATTTTTTGGAGGATTTTAATTATGAACGATAAATTTCTTGACGAGTTATATGTTCTTGGCGTATTTGATGACGATGATGAGGATATGTGCTACTGTGAAGATAATAACAAAGGACTGAAATGTGATTGCGATGAGGGGAAAACCTGTTCTGCTTTTTGTCCTGCTTTTTATGACTGTCCATATATGGACGATTAAGGAGTTTTACATATGTTTATGAATTGTATTAACATTAAATATAAAAACGAAAGAGAAGATAAAATTAAGGCTATTGATAACGCTATTAACTATTTTCGTAATTTAACAGGAGAAATTGGTTGTAATCAATCCTGTTACGAAAAAGGGGCGTATGAAAATACAACAGTTGCATTAAAAGCGCTACTGGAACAAAGACAAAATCTATTAAACAATTAAAGGAGAAAAAATTATGAAGATTGTGGATTCTAACAGAATTAACAGAGAGTATATTGACTGGGATGACATTGAGTACGGAGATGTATTCGCATATACCGGCAAAGACTCAACAGACAAGTGGATTGGTATGAAGGTTGGCAACCCTGACGGTGGAGATATGATTGTAGACTTTGAAACATCTGAGGTATATGACGATATTTCAAACTATAATTATGTTGAAATTCTTGACGCCGAATTGAAAATTAACATTAGTAATAATGAAGATTGAGCCACTTTACGACAAAACTGATTTTGTAACAATTCAAGATTATTTATCTAAATGTGGAGTTAAAGATGTTGATTTATGGTTAAAACATAAATATCTTGATGGCGTAAACAATTATACAAACATTGACGAGTTTTGTAAAAGGTTATATAATGCACTGACAAGCAAACAAAAGATATATTTACTTGTAGATAGTGATTTAGATGGATTTATGAGTTCGTCAATGTTTTATGTGTATTGTCACTCTATATATAAAGACTGCCATATACATCCCATTTTTCATACTGGCAAACAACACGGTCTTGATAATATTGTAATGGAAGAAATCAAACAATATAAACCATCGTTGTTGGTTGTTTTAGATGCCGGCACAAACGATGTTAAACAGGATAAAGAATTAAAAAGTCTTGGCTGGGATATTATTTGTGCCGACCATCACGAAAGAGAAAAAATAAATCCATATTGCACCTTAGTAAACAATCAAATAAGCACAAAGGTTAAGAATAAAAGTCTTTCAGGAACAGGTGTTAGTTGGAAAGTTTGTAAGGCATACGATATGATGTATGGGTTTAATTATGCAAATAGTTTAATTTCTTATGTTGCTATCGCTAATATTGGTGACGGTATGTCCTTTCTAACGCCCGAAAATGAAACTTTTAGGTACTGGGGTATAAAGGATATTCATAATAACTTAAAACCCTTTGTGGGCGATTTTAACGGCTATTTAACGGATAATAAATCGTTTTCGTTTGGTATGGTTACAAATATCAATTCTTTAATTCGGCTCGGAACACAAAAGGATAAAGAAAACCTATTTTATGCTTTGTGTGGTAAAGTTGAACCCAAAGAAATTATTGGTGTTTGTAAAAAGTTGCACAGTAAGCAATCAAGAGATACCAAATCTTTGCTTGAAAAAGATGTAGACATTATCTATGATGGAAAAATCATATTAGCGAGAGTATCTAAAAGCACACCTTTAACTGGACTTGTAGCAAATAAAATGATGGGAGAATATAATAAACCTATTATTTTAACACAACAGGATATCGAAGAATTAAAAGGTAGTGTGCGCAGCCCTATTGATTTGAAAGATGTTTTGCCAAGTAATTTATTCAATTATAATCTTGGGCACCAAAGAGCATTTGGTACTTCTTATCACATTAGTAATGAAAAAGATATTATAGACTACATAGATAGCCTTGAGAGCTTACCAGAGCCAACACAAGCAGTTTTTATGTCATTAAAGACAAGCGATGTGCCTAATTACTTATTCGGCTTTGTAGACGAAAATAAGGCGTATTTTGGAGAAGGAATACCAATTCCAAAAGTACACTTTCAAAAATTTGGCATTTATAACAAAGAAATTCAATTACTTGGAGCAAATCAAAGAACGGTCAAATTTCATAGAGATGGCATTGACTTTATCTTTTTCAACTGCACAAATAAGATAAAAGAATTATTACATCTAAATGATTTAAGTAAGAAAAGAGTAACACTTGAATTTATCGGTGAATTAGGATATAATGAATTTAGAGGAAATAAGACAAAACAATGTATAATTGATATGTCAACACTTGATATACACGATTATGAAGTTGACTTTATGTGAGGTCGATTATGGAAATATTAAATTATAACGATTTTGAAATTAAAAAATGTAATAATTGTGAAACAACTCTATGTGTAGGAAAGAATGATTATAAAATTGGAGAACACGGGTTCTTGTATTATCAGTGTCCTGTGTGTAGTAAAAATAACTATGTAAATGAGCATACAAAACTTAATGAAACAAACATTAAATATCCTGATAATTTTGAAGGTTTTGAATGTAATGAATTTTTTATATATGATAAATATTCTGAAATTCAAGATAAATGCAGAGAGTTGATTAAGAAAATTAAACAAAATGGCGCTCAATATATGATTGATAATATTGGTGATATTTTAGTCATTGTTACAAGAATTGAAAAAGAAAATTATTCTATCATCGTGGCTCAAAGTTACGATGAATGTTTTGTGTATAGTAAATAATTATAAATATATAATAGGTAGGTGCAAAATGGGAAATAAAAATTATGTTGTATATCACCTACACACGGAAGATAGCCTTTTAGATAGTTGTACCAATTATAAACTTTATGTTGACAAAGCAGTAGAACTTGGACAAAAGGCTATTGCTTTTAGTGAACACGGTAATATCTATAACTGGATAGAAAAGAAAATGTATTGCGATGAGCATAATATTAAATATATCCACGGTATTGAGTGCTATCTAACAGAAACACTTGATGAAAAGATTAGAGATAATTACCATACTGTTCTATTGGCAAAGAATTATGATGGTGTAAAAGAAATTAACAACTTGATTGAATTATCTACAAGAGCAGACCATTATTATTACAAACCAAGAATTACATTTGATGAGTTTTTTGCACTATCTGACAACATTATTAAAATTAGCGCCTGCCTTGCTTCTCCACTAAATAAGCTGCGTGATAGAGTTAATGAACCTATTTATGATAGACTTTGTAAAAAATATGATTATTTTGAAATCCAGCCACACATAAATAGCAAGGAACAAAATGACTATAATAAGTTTTTGTTACGATTATCAAAAAAATATAATACACCACTTATTATGGGAACAGATACACATTCATTGAACGCATATAAGGCAGAATGTCGTTCTATTTTGCAGTTGTCAAAAAGAATTGAGTTTTCCAATGAGGACACATTTGATTTAACCTATAAGTCTTATGATGAACTTGTAGAAATGTGCAAGGAACAAAATTGTTTTCCTATTGATATTTATTTAACTGCCATCGAGAACACTAATGTTATGGCAGATAGTATTGAGAACTGGGAATTAGATAAAAAGGTCAAATATCCTAAGTCTTATGATAATGAAGAATATGTGCTTAAACAACGCATATTTGAAATGTACAAAGATAAAGTTCGGCGTGGTGTTATTACAAATGACAAACGATATATCGACAACATTAAAGAAGAATTACGAGTATTCAAAAAAATCAATATGATTGGTTTTATGTTGTTTATGAGTGAACTAATGTGTTGGTGTAAAGAAAACGGTATTCCAACTTCTCCTTGCCGTGGTTCTGTTGGCGGTAGTACAGTGGCTTATATTACAGATATTATTGATGTAGACCCCGTTAAATGGAATACTGTATTTTCACGATTTGCAAATGAAGATAGAGTCGAGGTCGGTGATATTGATGTAGATATTGCGCCAGACCAAAGAAAACTCGTATATCAACATATTATTGATAAGTTTGGAACAGATAAAACAGCATATATACTTGCTATGGGCACAATTTCAGACAAAGGCACAATAGACGATATTGGAAGAGCGTTAGGAATTAAGTGGAGCAGAGAGCATAATGATGGTGAAAATCCATATTCATTAGCAAATGTTGCCAAAATCAAAGAGGAATACGATATAAATGCCGAAGTAACGAAAGAAAAATATCCTGAATTATTTTATTATTTTGATGGACTTTTAGGTACTGTTGTTTCACAATCAATGCACCCTGCTGGAATTGTCGTAAGTCCTATAACCTTACCCGATAATTATGGTGTGTTTTGGGGCGAAAATAAAGAAAAAGAAAAAGTCTTAATTCTTTCGGTAAATATGGAAGAAGTACACGAATGTGGACTTGTTAAATATGATATTCTTGGTCTTAAAAATATTCAAATTCTTAGAGAGTGTTGTAAATTCGCTGGAATAAAATATCCTGCCGCACACGAAATTAACTGGGAAGATGAAGAAGTATGGAAACACATTACAGATAGTCCTGTTGGCATATTTCAATTTGAGTCACCTTTTGCCTATGAATTATTAAAGCAATATCAGCCAAGAAAGATAAACGACTTATCATTAGTAAATGCAAGCCTTAGACCTTCAGGAACAAGCTATCGAGATAGACTAATTGCAAGGGAAAAAAATAAAAATCCGTCTAAGCAGATTGATGATTTGTTGAAAGAAAATAATGGATTTTTGTGTATTGAAGAAAATCAAAAAGTATCAACGCTAAATGGTCTAAAAGCAATAAAAGATGTCTCTGTTGGAGATTTAGTATATACAACAAGATATACAACAAGCGGATTAGAAAAAGTAAATAAAGTTTTTAATAATGGCATAAAAGATGTTTATGAGTTAAAAACAAAATATGGAAGCGTTGTGTGTACTAAAGACCATAAAGTTTTAACTGAAAACGGATGGAAAGAATACCAAAATATTGAGCTTGGAGAATGTATTTGTCATTATGTTGGTACAAAATCAACTAAAGAATATGATATGAATAAATTAAGACTCATAGGCTGGACACTTGGCGATGGTATTACAAGTAGGAATAATATTGGATTTATAAATCAAAATTATAATGTTGTTTTATCGTATAAAAATACAATAGAAAAGATATGGAATAATCTTTCTGTAAGTATAAAAGATGTAAAAACACGGGTAAATAATCTTCCGTTATATAGATGTAATGTAAAATGGTTAGATAAGCCACATAAATATGACAAACCAATTCATTATTATTTTGATGAAATTGGCATCAGAAAAAAAACAGCAAAAGAAAAATTTGTTCCAGAATTTATATTTGATTTGAACAAAAACTGTTTGTTAGCATTTTTGGGTGCATATACAGATACGGACAGTTCTATTAGAAACAATACAATTATGTATAAGACATCTTCCAAAAAGCTATGTGATGGTATTGTCGAAATTTTAAGACTAATTGGTTACTCAAGTTCTATTTGTTACGATAAAAAAACAGATTCATACAATATATGTGTTCTTGGTGGAAATGAACTTATATATGAACTTAGACCATATTGTATAAAAATAAGAGACAATATAAAAGATGAAAAAAATGTTATTAGAAAACATAAGAATGGTAGTATTTCAATAAATGTTATAAAAAAATGGCTACAACAAAATAATATTTCAATATCAAAAGTACAAAAGACTATTGGTGTATCATTACATTATATAAAATATATAAATATATTTACAATAGAAAAAATTTGTAATACATTTAATATTATCCCGCCTGTTTTAATTTCTGACAATATACACTATTTACCTGTTACTTCAAAATCATATATTGGAAAAAAAAGAGTATATGACCTTGAAATAAACAATACCCATAATTTTGTTGCTGGTGGTATTGTGGTGCATAATTGCTTCCAAGAGGACACAATTAAATTTTTGCAAGATATTTGTGGTTTATCTGGAAGTGAATCGGACAACATCCGCAGAGCAATAGGAAGGAAGAAAAAAGATATACTGGAAAAAGCAATGCCTAAAATATTGGATGGGTATTGTGAAAAGTCCGATAAGCCAAGAAATATTGCAGAACAAGAGGCAAAAACATTTTTACAAATTATAGAAGATAGCGCTTCTTATCAATTTGGATATAACCATAGTACAGGATATTCAATGGTAGGATATTTATGTGCATATATGAGATATTATTATCCGCTTGAATTTATCACAGCATATCTAAATTGTGCTGGTAGCAATCTAAAGGATATTGAAAGTGGTACAGAATTAGCAAAACAGTTTGGTATAGAAATTAGACTACCTAAATTTAGACACTCTAAAGGCTCATATTGGTTTGACAAAAAAGAAAATTGTCTATATAAAGGTATAGGTTCGATTAAAGACCTTAATGTAGAATGTGGTGAGTATTTGTATTCACTAAAAGATAAACATTACAAGTCTATTATAGCGCTTATGAGTGATTTGCCCAAAAAAATTGTTAGTTCTAAAAAGTTAGATATTCTTATCAAAATAGGGTTTTTTGATGAATTTGGAACAATAAATAATTTGCTTGAACAGATAAAGATTTATAATCAGTATAATGGTAAAAAGCAGATTACAAAAAATAAGCTCACCGATGAAGAAATTAAACTAATATCCACCTGTTGTGAAAAAGAGACAGATAAAATGTTTAAGGGTATTGATAATGTAAAATTGATGAACGCTATTTATAAATCTAAGAAAATACCCAAAACAACGGATTTAACAAAAGCTCATTATCAACTAAAACTCATTGGTAGTACGAATGTTATTATACCAGATAGTGAATATTATGGCATTGAGTCAACTGAAACAAATAGTTACGGAACGCCATTTATTACATTATATGATTTTCAAAATGGTAAAACAAAGCAGTTCAAATGTAATAAAAAATGGTATGAAGATTATCCGTGCGAACAGGGTGATATAGTTGAGGTTGGATTTACGCAAAAGAAAAAAGTTAGATTTATTGGAACTGACGAAAATGGCAAAAATATTTATCAGCCGACTGGTGAGTATGAAGATATAATTAAAATGTATGCAATTCAGAATATGGAGATTTAATTATGAATGTGTTAAGTTTATTTGATGGTATTTCCTGCGGGCAGCTTGCATTTAAGCGTTTGGGAATAGCCTTCGGCAATGAGAGAGAGTAACAGATACTTTGCGAGTGAAGTAAACAAATATGCAATACAAGTTACAAAAAAGAATTTTCCTAATACCATTGAAATTGGAGATGTGAGAAATGTTCATTATGAAAATGGTGCATTATATAAAGATTGTGAATATAAATCACAGAAATGGAATTTAGGTGAAAAAGTAGCAGATGTAGTCTTTGATTATCTTATTGGTGGCTCACCTTGTCAAAATTTTAGTTTTGCCGGTAAAATGAATGGTATGAGCACAAAAACAGACGAAAAAATCACTACATTAAAGCGCTATCTTGAATTAAAAGACCAAAATTATGAATTTGATGGATATTCTTATTTGTTTTGGGAATACATTAGATTGTTAAATGAAGTCAAACCTACATATTTTTTGCTTGAAAATGTAAGAATGAAAAAAGAATGGAGAAAGGTTATTGATAGTGTTCTGGGAATAGAACCTATTGAAATAAACAGTGCTTTAGTTAGTGCACAATCCAGAAAAAGGTTGTATTGGGCTGGAAAAAGAGTTGAAAATACATACGATAAGATTGACATTCAACAGCCACAAGATAAAGGCTTAATCATTAAAGATATTTTAGACTACGGTAATTTACAAAATGAATATGTGCCCTATGGAGTAGATAAAAGGTATAAACAATATTTTGATAAGCATAATGATATTCCATCGCACTTTTGTGCTTATAATAATCAATGTGTAAGCACAAAAACACCAACGATTACAACACATAGTGGCAGTGGCAGTGGCAGTGGTGAAATAACGAATATTTTACCTATTTGTCTAAACAGTAAAAGCGGCAGAAACGGAATTAAAGGATTGCAGCCAAGTCTACAAGATAGAATATACTCTGAAAATGGTAAACATACGGCTTGTACAACTTGTTATATGCCAAAAATTGCAAAATCAATAAACATTGGTTTATTTCCATTAAAAGATGGTACATTATCTAATCATATACAAAATAGGATTTATGACATTAATGGAAAGTCTGTAAGCATAAAGTCTGGCGGTGGTGGTCTTGGCGCAAATACTGGTTTGTATGCCACAAACGAAGTGCCTTTATATGAAGTAAAAAATGGAATGATAAAAATAAATGACAACACATTTCCTATTAAACTTCCAGATGGATATTATATTATTAGAAAACTATCTCCGCTTGAATGTGAAAGATTGCAAACATTAGATGATAATTATACCGATTGTGTGTCAAATAATCAAAGATATAAAGCTATCGGAAACGGCTGGACAGTAGATGTAATTAAACATATTTTAAGTTATACACTAAATTAAAGGAGTTAAATTTATGAAAAAATTACTTGTTGCTTGTGAAGAAAGCCAAAGAGTATGTATAGAATTTAGAAAAAAGGGTTGGGAGGCATACTCTTGTGACATTGTGTCAAATGGGGGGGGCATCCAGAGTGGCATATTAAACAAGATGTAATCCCTATATTAAATGGAGAATGTGAATTTATCACAGAGGATGGTATAAAACACGAAATAAAAGGAAAATGGGATATGATAATCGCACATCCACCTTGCACATATCTTACAAATACTGGAAACAGACATTTTAATGTGGAAAAATATGGAGATAAAGCACGACAAAGATTAAAAAACAGAGAAAAAGCGTTTGAATTTTTTATGAAATTTGTAAATGCAGATTGTGAAAAAATTGTTATAGAAAACCCTATCGGTTATTGTAGTACACATTATAAAAAACCAACGCAAATTATTCAGCCTTGGTGGTTTGGGCAACATTATACAAAAGCAACTTGTTTGTGGATAAAAGGAGTAGACCCACTTATTCAAAATGTGAAAGATAAACCAAATGATTGTAAGTCCTATGCTTGGGAAACTATGTATGACGAAAATGGAAAAACAATTTCTTGGGGTTCTGATGAGAGTAAAAAACTAAGAAGTAAAACATTCCACGGAGTTGCAAAAGCAATGGCAGATCAATGGGGATAAAATTTTCATAAATTAACCCTTGACAAATTCCTCTTTTTATGGTATAATCATTATATCATTACAGAAAGGGGAATTTTTATTTTGTTGTATCATAAAGAAATCTACTGGAAACCAAGTTTTGATAACATATTCAGGGCTTCTTGGTATGGTGTAAAGTATATTGACTTTACAAAACATATGCAAGAGCGATTAAGAGAAAAACACATCAACTATAAGACCGCAAAACTTGCCCTAAATAGAATTATATACGGTGGCAAAGGTGAAATATTTGAAGTCGAAACAGACAAAGAGGGAAATCCATTTAAGTTTTCAGCAAGAACAGAATATGATAAAAATAGAGACATTACATTTATATTTTTAAGAGTAAATAAAAAATTTATTATTAAAACAATATGGCTAAATTATAAAACAGATAAACACGATAACTTAGATTTGAATAAATATGAAAGAGGTTATAGACAATGCAATTAAGAGTAAAAGCAAGAGTAGTTAAAGAAATATATCACAATGACAATTTTTATATTCTTGCGCTTTCTCCTATGCAAGAAAATAAAGACCTTGCAATTAGTCAATATGGAACATTTACTTGCAAGGGCGAATTGTCTATGCTAACTGTGGGACAAGATTATGAATTAGTCCTTGAGGAAATAAATAATGACAAATATGGCACTTCATACAAGGTAATTGATATTCCAAGTCTAAATGTAGATGATTTAACAGACGATGATGAAATGCAAATTTTGCGTCAAATTACAACGGACAGTCAAGCCGAATATGTACACAAAGCATATCCTAACTTTATCAGACTAATTATTAACGGCGAAGAAGATAAGATTGATATAAATAAAATATATAATGTTGGAGTAACTCGATTAAACATATATAAACGGCTTATCAACGAAAAATTTAGATATTATTATCTTATGAAACAAACGCAGCCTTATGAAATTTCAATGTCAGACTGTAAGTTATTGCTTAATAAATATAGGACAATCGAGGAATGTGTCTATCGGATTGAGAGTGAACCATATTATACTCTTATGGAGATTTTAGGGCGTACTTTTGAACATATTGATAAAATGATATTGGATGTTCAACCAGACCTAAAAGTGTCCGAAAAGCGCTGTGAAGCGCTAATTATTGGTGTTCTGCACAGAAATGAGATTGATGGCTCTACAAGGCTATATGCAAATGATTTGTTTTATTATATAAAAGAAGAATACGATGCCAAAGAACTATTGCCTATGCTAAAAGATGTTGCCGTAAAAAGTGATTTGATTTACTTTGACGAAGAAACAAAAGATTTGTCAATTATGTCAACATATTTAGCAGAATGTAGAATTGCAGAGTTTGTAAAAGAAAAGATTAGAAATAGTAAAAAACTTAATATTGATTATACTAAGTATAAAAATATTGATGATTTTACTATGAGCGATATGCAGTTGAACGCTTTGAAAGTTTTTTGTGAAAGTAATGTTAGTATTTTGTCAGGCTTTAGCGGCGGAGGCAAAGCTCAACCTGTTGATACCATTATTCCAACGCCTATTGGAAATAGAAGATTGGGTGATATTAAAGTTGGTGATTATGTTTTTGACAGACTTGGCAATCCAACAAAAGTGTTAGGTATATTTCCACAAGGAATGAAAGATTGTTATACTGTTACACTTCGTGACGGAAGAAAAACACAATGTAATGATGAACATTTGTGGAGTTATTATACGAGCAAGGGTAATTTATATACTAAAACATTAAAGCAAATGATTGATGACGGTTTATATAATTATTCAAATGGTAGTAAACTGAATAAGTATAAAATACCGACCAACAAAGCGGTTGAATATCCTGAAAGAAATTTTGATGTTGACCCTTATGTAATCGGTAGTTTTATTGGAAATGGTTGTTGTAGTCTAAAGTGTCTTACTCTTTCAAGCAATGATGAAGAGCAAGTAGCAGAAGTTGCAAAACTAATCAATGCAATTTCTTATAATAAAGAAAAATCTAATTATTCTTGGCATTTTTATACTCCAAATCCGCATAATAACACTATTTACTACCAAACAAAAGAAATTCTTGGCAAATATTCAAATGAAATCTGCCAACTTTCAGGCAATAAAAGAATACCTAATGAATATAAATATTCTTCTATTGAGCAAAGATATAAATTGTTGCAAGGGTTATTTGATACAGATGGACACATTTCAAACGAATCTCCAAGATTTAATGTAACATATTCTACTACAAGTTATGGACTCGCTAAAGATATTCAAGAGGTATTATTTAGTCTTGGATATAGTTGTTCATTAAGCATAGATAAAAGACCAAATAGAAACGATTGTTATTCTATCAATGTTCTAATTCCAAATGAAGATAAATATAAATTATTTAGATTATCAAGAAAGAAAGAAAGAGCATTAAAAGCAAAACAATATAAAAAGCATAGAATATATGATAAAATTTCCATTGTAGATGTAAAAAAAGAGTCATATCAAAAAGAAATGGTGTGTATTCTTGTTGATAACGATGAACATTTATATTTAACAAATGATTATATTGTTACACATAATACCTCTTCTGTAAAAGGTCTAATTTCCCTTATGGAAGATAATAATTTAACTTATACTCTTTTATCTCCAACTGGAAAGGCAGCAAGAGTTCTTTCTGAAAGCACAGGACGAAAAGCATATACAATTCATAAGCGTTGTTTTTCTGGTGATATTTATACAGATGTTATTATTGTAGATGAGTGTGGTATGGTATCGCTTGATGTGTTCTGTATGTTATTGACTTCAATTTCAAATACAAATGCAAGAATTGTTTTTGTTGGTGACCCTGCTCAGTTATCCTCAATCGGCTTATCTAAGATTTTTGATGATTTAATTAAATCAAGTGTCGTGCCAATGACAATGCTAACCGAAGTGTTTAGATACAAAAGCGATGGTTCTCTTTTTGTTGCAACGAATGTTCGTCAAGGTAAAAACTTTTTTAATGACAAAGAGTTTGTAAAATACGATGAAAACACATTAGAATACTCCGTAAATGATAATTATAGATTTATTTTAACAGACGATATTCTAAACAGAACTGTTGCTGAATATAAAAAATTGCTACAAAAAGGCATTAAAAAAGAAAATATCTTAGTGTTATCACCGTTTAATGTCGGTCTTTTTGGCACCTATGCAATCAATAATGAAATTCAAGAAATGGTAAATCCTGCAAAGCCAAATGAAAAGGTACAGATAAGGAATATAAGTAAAACAAAGATTGTATTTAGAACTGGCGATTTAGTTATTAACACAAAAAATGACTATGAAGCAGTTAAAGCAGATAATTATTATCAATGTGCAGAAATTGAAGGCGCATCTGTGTCTGATTATAATGACTATGCTACTGTTGTTAATGGACAGACAGGAATAATTAGAGATGTAGTTGATGATGGACTTATTGTTCAATTTGATGAAGATTTAATCTATGTTGATAAATCAAAGTTAAATCAACTACTCTTAGGTTATGCCATTAGTGTTCATAAGTCGCAAGGCTCTACAACAGATTATAGCATAAATATTGTATCTAATGCACATAAAAAAATGCTTACAAAGGGCTTGCTTTATGTTGCAACTACACGGTGCAAAAAAGCACATATTGATATTGGAGATATTAACGCTTTTAAGTATGCACTAACCGTAGACGATAATGACCTAAGACAAACTTGGCTATTAGATTTATTAACAAAAAATGCTTGACATATTACAAATTATATGGTATAATTAAGCTACAAAGTTACGAAAGGATGATTTTAATTAGTAGTAAAAAAAATATTCGACTTATATTCTGTTCAATAGTGTATTTTATTTGTATTGGTGGTCTTTGTGCTATTGCAATTATTGGAGCAAATGCAAATAAGCAACTTAAAGATAATCTATACAAACAAGAGCAAATTGTAAGTGCGCAAAAAACAGAGATTAACTCTTTGCGAACAAAGAATAATGATTTGGTATATAAAAACAATACTCTAATTGATGAAAATAAAGAGTTGAAAAAGAAAAATGATAGTCTATCCAAGTCAAACAAAAGTCTGAAAAAGCAGATTAAAAAGTTGGACTCACAAAAGCAAGATAATATTACATATAGTGCAAACTCTAAGTCAAAGGGTACATCTAAGTCAAAAGGTTCATTGTCTGTCCCCGCAAATATGCACTTTAAGTCTTATACAAATTATCATTGTCTAAGTAGAAGTTCTGCTCAATGGAGACTGCAAGAAAAGGCATATACAGATAATAATGGACTAAGAAAGATTGGTGACGATTATCTTGTTGCTATGGGTAGTTACTACGCCAAAAACCTTGGAGACAGATTTAGAATTACAACATCTACTGGAAATGTATTTACTGTAATGATTTGTGATTTTAAGGCAAATGGAGATACAAATTCAACTCATCAATATACAAGCAATGGCTGTATGATTGAATTTTATGTTGACAATAACCTAAACTCTAAAGCCAAACAAATGGGTGATATTTCATACATTAAAGGCTTTAGTGGCAATATTACAAAAGTAGAAAGACTATAAAGGAGAAAGATATGCGTATTAACACAGATAATATCATCAACTCTAACACAAAACAAAAGGTTAATGTATTTATTTCACAACCTATGCAAAATAAGACCGATGGAGAAATTAAGGCTGCAAGAAATGAAGCAATTAGCCTTGTAAATAGCATTTTTGACAATGCAACAATTTTAGATAGCTATTTTCCAGACTATCCGTATAGCGAGTACAATAATGTCAATAAGAGTCTTTGGTATCTTTCAAAATCTTTAGAGGTACTCGCACAAGCAGATTATGCGGTTTTCTTGCCCGGATATGAAAATGCTCGTGGATGTGCGCTTGAAAAGGAGTGCTGTGACAAATACGGGATTAACACTATTTTGTTAAAGGAGTAATTTATGGCAAGTTTGTATGAAATCAATGAAAAGCTTGAGGCTGCTATTGAATTTGGATGTGACCCTGAAACAGGAGAGCTTATTGACGAAAACGGTCTAAATGACCTTTATATGGAACTCAATGATAAGATTGAAGGTGTTGCGCTTTATCAAAAGAACCTTGAGAGTGAAGCAGAGGCGATTGATAAAGAAATTCAGTCGCTAAAAGAGCGCAAGGAAAGAAAGCAAAAAAGAGCAGACAGTATGAAAAAGTATCTTAGCAGTTATCTACTTGCTAAAGATATGAAAAAATTTGAAACGCCTAAAGTAGCTATTAAGTTTAGAAAGTCAACTGTGGTTGAAATTGTAGATGAAAAAATGTTGCCTGAACGGTTTATTAAGACTGTTGTAAAGACAGAAAGTAAACCTGACAAAAAAGCTATTAAGGACTACTTAAAAAAGCATAGTGATGAAATTGTAGATGGTGCTATGTTGGTTGAAAAGCAAAATATTTCAATTTCATAAGGTGATTTTATGAACAAGTATATTGAATTTTTTAATAATATTGATTTTGGTAATATTCAATATTATAAGAATGTAAAATATCGAATATCTAAAGAAAACGGCACTACTTATATCTTAAATCACGGCAAAGAACCATTTTTAGTGCCTAAGAAGTTTGAGAATAAAGATTATAGAATTGGAGATATTTTAGTTGATTAAGATTGAAAATGTAGATGTTTCAGGCTGGGAAACTGCAATCAGAGGTATGCGTAATCCAATGAACTCTTGGGAAAAGAGCGATAGTTATTATGGCTTTGGAAGTGGAGAAGATAATACTTATCCTACTTGTGGAGATATTTGTATAGATAAATGCAAATACATTATTGGAGATAATGATTTGTCCCTTATGAAACGACTTGCAAACGCTGGAACAGACCATCGTAAGTTTTTGCGTATGATAAATGTTACTATGGACATTACTGCTCCTACTTATTGGTGGGCTGAGTTTGATACATATAAAGTCGGTACAGTAAGAAATAGTTGTAGTTTTATGCACAAAGGAACATCAAGACCATTTTATATCAGCGATTTTAGTTGTTGTGCTGAAAATATTGACAATACCGAACAAGTAGCTACAACTTGGCAAATTGTAGTAAATACACTAAATGAACTTAGAGAAAAATATCTTGAAACAAAAGATAAAACTATTTTTCAGGAAATTAGAAATCTTTTGCCGTCAGGATATATGCAAAGGTCAACTGTTCAACTTAACTATGAGGTTTTGTTGAATATGTATAAATCACGAAAAAATCATAGACTGCAAGAGTGGAGAGATTTTTGTAGTTTGGTAGAAACTTTACCTTATTTTAATGAAATTTGTTTGGAGGACTAAATTATGTCAAGGGCTTATAAGTGTGATATTTGTAATAGTTTTTATGATGAAAACAGTGTATGTAGCGATGGGTATATTAACCCTCGGCTGGTGAAAAATAACACTAACTATATTCGACTCCGTAGCAGTTCTGTCTGTTTGGTTAAATATGATTCTGGTATGGCTAAGGCAGATATTTGTCCTGATTGCACCGCAAGATTACAGCGTGCAGTTGATGACATTCTGAGAGAAGAAATTAGACAAAATAATGCGGAAACACGATAAAAGGTGGTGTAAAAGATTGAACAAGAAAGAAGCCGCAACGCTTGCATATAATTTGATTTGCGGGCTTGCCGATATTAACGATAGTGAGTTTGTAGATAATATTATTTCTGCCGTACAGAACGGCGCAGAATATGATATTGAAGATATGATTATTGAGCTTGAGGCTGGTGAATATGATTGATTGTGCTAATTGGTGAGAGCGCCAGTGGAAAATCTACAATAGAAAAAGAACTAATTAAAAACTTCAAATATGAAAAAGTTATAACATTTACAACACGCCCCATTAGAGATGGCGAACAAAATGGCAAAGATTATTGGTTTGTATCTGATGATGAATTTAATTCATTAGATAATAGACAACAATTCTTTGAAACAGCAGAATATAATGGGTGGCAATATGGTTCGCCTATTATTAAAGACCCAAAAGACAAAGTAATTATTGTTACTCCAAAAGGTCTTAGAGCACTACAAAGAACTTATAATAAAAAAGACTTTGTTAGTATATATGTTAAAACGCCACGCAGAGAACGCCTTATTAGATTACTCAAGCGTGGAGACGATATAGAGGAGGCGTATCGGCGCAGTTTATCTGATGTCGGTATGTTTGACGGAATTGAAAAAGAAGTAGATGTTGTTGTAAATAACACAGATAATCACAATATTCACACTTTGTGTTGTAATATTGATTATTATAATAAACACATTAAGGATGGTGATGATTATTGATTGAAAAAATATATCTCGCTGGTGGTATGCAAAACTTAACATTTAAGGAGCAAACAGAATGGCGAGATTATATTAAACGGTCACTAAAAAATGACTATCTAAAACTGGAAATTGTAGACCCAACAAATTATTATAATTTTGAAACGGTCTCGTATGACAGTAATAGAGAAGTCAAAGAATGGGATTTGCACGAAGTTAGAACAAGCGATTTAATTATTGTTTATTTTAACGACCCAAATTCTATTGGAACAGCGCAAGAATTGCAATGTGCAAATGAACATAATATTCCTGTGATTGGAATATATGAAAATCAAGAGAATCGTGAACTTGAAATACTTGGTAAGCCGACAATCAAACTTCACCCTTGGTTGGTAGAATCTTGTAATAAGATTTTCGACAACAGAGCAGAATGTGTTGATTATATTAAGAAATTTTACTTAGATGGGAGAAGGTTGGTTTAATGCAAGTAATTAAGAGGGATGCGACAATAGAGCCTTTTGATAAATCAAAAATTGTTAAAGCAATTATATCTGCAATGGAAGAAGGCAATGGAACAAAAGAAGATATTGCAAACAAAATAGCAGATGAAATAGAGGGAAAATATAGGGCAGATAATACATATGAGATAGATATTTCTGATATTGAGTTAGATGTGTTTAATAGCCTTATTTCTCATAAACAAAGATTAACTGCAAGAGCATACGAAAGTTATCGCAGTATTAGAGAATTTCAAAGAGATATTGACAACAGTACAGATGGCGAACTACTAACCCTACTGTCAAATAATAATGACTATTGGAAAACAGAAAATTCTAATAAAAATGCCACACTCGTAACCACACAAAGAGATTATATGGCTGGCATTGTTAGTAAGGATTTAACAGAAAGATTTTTGTTGCCACCAGATGTAGTACAAGCACATAAAGAAGGAGTCATCCATTTCCATAAGAAAATTGTGGCTTAATATGGTGACATATTAAGAAAACTCGGTGAACTTATAAATATAAGGTGTGCATTTCACGATTAGGAATTGTAGTAAATGACAATTAAGAAATGTGCTAACAGGGGAAGATTTATTGAATTTATCCTGTGCTAAGATTTTTAATTATTAAAAATAAAGTCAATCGACTATCGAAAGCTACTGATAATGAGAAAAACATTACATAGTAAGCAAGTAGAGTACACAATAAGTGAAACTCTTATTGTGGAAGCGCCGAGTATCTATTGTTTGGTAACAGAACTTTAGATAATGATATAGTCAAACATTGATTAGATGTTGGATATTGACTACTTCGCACAATCTGCTCTTAATAACTGCGACTTGATAAATCTTGATGATATGTTGCAGAATGGAACAGTTATAAACGAGGTTAAAATAGAAAGACCACATAAGTTCTTGACCGCTTGCACTATCGCAACACAAATTATTACAAGCGTTGCCAGTAGTCAATATGGCGGTTGTAGTATAACACTTACTGCACTTGCACCTTTTGTAAGAGATAGCTATAATATTTATTATAACAAATATCGCAACAGAGGAATTGAAGAAGAAAAATCAAAAGAGTACGCTATGCAAGACCTAAAGAAAGAGATTGAAGATGGCGTACAAACATTTAATTATCAAATCAATTCAATGTCAACAACAAATGGGCAAGCACCTTTTATTACTGTCTTTATGTATCTTGGAGAAACAGATGAATATAAAGATGAACTTGCAATGATTATTGAGGAATTTCTTAATCAACGCATAAAGGGAATGAAAAACAGAAAAGGCATTTATGTCACACAGGCATTTCCTAAACTGATTTATGCGCTTGAGGAAGATAATATTCACGAAGATAGCAAGTATTGGTATTTAACGGAGTTATCTGCTAAATGTAGTGCAAAGAGACTCGTTCCTGATTACATTAGCGAAAAAGTAATGAGAAAACTTAAAGAGGGAAATTGTTTTCCTTCGATGGGGTGCCGGAGCTTCCTTGCTCCGTATAAAGATACTGAAAATATTGCAAATGCAAAGAATTACGAGCCCGGATATAAGTTCTATGGAAGGCTAAATAAAGGTGTTGTAACAATCAATCTTCCTGATGTAGCATTATCTGCCGATGGTGATATTGATACATTTTGGAAAATATTTGATAAACGACTTGAATTGTGCAGAAAAGCACTATATTGTAGATACCTTAAACTAAAAGGCACATTATCGGATGTTGCACCCATTCTATGGCAAGATGGAGCATTAGCAAGATTAAAGCCCGGAGAAACAATTGATAAATTACTTGTCGGTGGATATTCAAGTATATCTCTTGGGTATGCTGGACTTTATGAATGTGTAACCTGTTTAACTCATAAGCCTTATCTGTCTGAAGAGTCTAAAAATTTAGGCTTACAGATTATGCAGCATATGAATGATAAGTGCGAAGAATGGGATAAAACAGACAATTTAGGTTATTCTATTTATGGAAGCCCAATCGAATCGACCACATACAAATTTGCCAAATGCCTTAAAAAGCGTTTTGGTAATGATGTATTTATCAAGATTGACGGCAGAGATAGAAATTATATAACCAACAGTTATCATTATCCTGTATTTGAACCGATTGATGCCTTTAGTAAGTTGAAGTTTGAAAGTGAATTTCAAGCGTTATCAACAGGTGGTTATTTCTACATACCTTGGATAGCCACCTCAAACTATGTGAACTGTTTGCTTAACAGGTGTGGAATTTAATCTGCTAACGGTGGACTCATAAGACAATACCGTGCCAAGCCTATTATTTAATAGGAAGGTGTATCGACTAATTAGTAGGATTGAGATAAGCACAATCCGAAGCGCATAGGGTGTGAAGCAGAGTTGTCCTGCTACGCTAAGATATAGTCAGAAGGGAAATTAAATGTATAAATGTGATTTTTGTGGGAGAGAAAGTTTTAAGAAAATTAGATATGATGGGCACACAGTTTGCTCAAAACATATGCACCAAATGAATAAATACGGAAAAGTATTAGACAATATCCCAAGAACAAATAATGACCTAAATGATTTTGTCATAAAAGGAAATCTTGTTTATTTTAATGTTTATAACCAAAAGAATATCAAAATAGGTGAATTTTTTATTGACAAATGTGATTTAGATAAAGTAAGATGGCATAAGTGGAGAATGAATGGTGGACATATTGTCACGGGTCAACCAGCTAAGAAGCAACAAAAAGATATTGGACACATTATTTTAGATAGTATTCCAAGTACAAATTCAGTGGTAGACCATAAGGACGGAAATCCTATGAACAACACAAGAAAAAACTTGCGAATTTGTCCACAAAGTAAAAATGTGTTAAATAAAAAGTGTATTAGCAATAATACAAGTGAATTTATTGGCGTTACCTATGGTAAAAATAGAAATGTTTATGACCCTGAAATTAGAATAAACTATAAAAGGTGTCATTTGGGATATGAAAAAGACAAAAGATACGCTGTATATAAAAGATATGTAGCGGAAGAACTACTATTTGGTGAATATGTAAACGAAGAAGAACACAACAAAAAGAAAAAATTTACAGATGATATTCCACAAAACATTAAAGATGAATTGAAAGAAAAGACAATTCAAAAACTAAAAGAAAAGAACCTTTGGCAATAAGTTATGTAGAAGTGCCAAATATGCAAAATAATATATCCGCTGTCTTATCCGTAATTAAGTATATCTACGACAATATTATGTATGCAGAACTTAACACAAAAAGCGATTATTGCCAAGTCTGCGGATTTGATGGTGAGATACAGATAGTCAAAGATGAGAACACAGGAAAATTGATTTGGAAATGCCCTAAATGTGGTAATACAAATCAAGACAAAATGAATGTGGCTCGCAGAACTTGCGGTAAAAATATATTGCCGCAATATAAAGTAATTGAAATTCACGGGAAATCTAAACACTAAATATGCAAGACAACCGTGAGCCAAGTCTATAAACATAATCTAAAGGGTGACAAAAATATACACAATCAATAAGATTAAAACATATCCAAACCACGATATTAAACAAGTAAAGATTGATAATAAAATATATTATGTGTGTAATGTTTGTGGTAGATTGATGTCAAAGAAAATTTCTGCGAATAAAAAAGTATGGTGTAATAAACACTATAAGCAGTTAAAGAAATATGGCGAACCAATAGATACAAACCCACGAACAATTCTTGATAGAAATGAAATAAATGTTGTCGGAGATATTGCATATATCAACATTTACAATGATAAATGTGATGTAATAGATGTCACAACTATAAACGCCGATGATGTAGATAAAGTTAAGAACACAAAGTGGAAATTATCAAATTCTGGCTATATTATGAACGGTCAGAAATTTGGCGGCTCTAACATACATTTATCAAGAAGAATATTGGAGACAGATAACTTTGTAGACCATATAGATGGCAATACACTAAATAATTGTAGATATAATCTAAGACAAGTAACAAAGTCACAAAATCAAATGAATGTAAATTATAAAGGCGTATGTAAAACAAAATCTAATAAATTTTATGCACACATTAAAATCAATCAAAAACAATTAAATCTTGGTACTTATACAGATGAAGAAGAAGCATTATATGCAAGATGGTATGCTGAAACCTTATTATTCAAAGAATTCCGTTATCCTAAAGAAGAACCAAATATTCTTGAAAACAGAAAAGAACAGATAAAAGATTATGTAGATAGAAAGGTGCAGAGACTATAATAATTAGCATTGCTCAACCAATCATAATGGAGAGAATGTAAGGCATAGTCCACTCCCCTAATAAATATCGGGAAACCGAGGGTATAAAGGTATATAGGAACAAACTTCTGGAATGAAGGACGAACACAAGAGATAAAAGAGCGTGTATTACACCTTTAAGAGCCAACAGAACGCTCTATAATCGTGTTTTACTGCTAACTAATGAAATTACATTAAGGAGTAACAAAATGAGATTTAACACTATTGTAAAGGGCGTAGATGAGGCTGGGTTTATTACATTTACGCAAGATGAACTTGATGAAATGCTGAAGGAGTCTTATCAGCGTGGCTACAATGATGGTATTTACCAAAATGTGCCCGTTGAGACCGAGCCTAATAACACTCGACCGCCTATTGTAAAATGCGTAGACGATAGCGAGTTTATTGCCTAAGATAAGTAAAAATTCATAAAAAGCGAATGAAAAAAGCGAAAAATGGGGTAGGAATTTAATCCTACCCCATAATTTTTTATGCAACGATTATCACTTAACAAACTTTTTATTTTTATTTGCTTCCCAAACGCAGAACCATCCGCTTGGAATTTCTGCCCACAAGTTGCCTGTGGAAATTAACTTAGTAGACAACACATTTACTCTTGTACCAGCCTTCAAGAAAGCGTCATCTGTCAATTTCTTACTTGTAGCAAACTGTCTGCCGTTTGTGGTTAAATCCTTAACTTTCTTACGCCCTGTTGCAGCACCAGCGCCCTTATAAATGCCTCTTTCATTAGTAAGAGTATAAACACCAGCCTTAATCTTAGGAGTCTTATATTTGGGCTTAGGTTTGACATATGACACCAAATAATATGCGGGATTACGGTCAGCAGTAGCCTTACCCATTTGAGTTACATTTATAATACATCCAGTATCTGTTTTCTTTACAATACGCTTAGGACGACTGTACGCATCATATTTTCCACTATACATCTGCGGGTCAAGAACTTGAATATTCTTTCCTCTCATCTTATAAGCAACAACAAAATGCCCAGCAGAAGAAAACACATTATAGGCGTCACCCTGATTTGCAATAGCTATACCGCCCTTTTTCAAATGTGCTACTAACTTATTCTCATCCGTTGTAGTAGTGAAAGAAAAGCCCTTATTCGCCTTACAAAGCTCTGTAAGCAGCTTTTTCACATTAGTACCATAGTTATCCCTACAACCGTGAGAAAGGCTAAATTTAGCCATCTGTGCGACCGTATAGAGTTCTTTTCCTGCAAGGTTATTAAACACCATACAAGACGAACATACACCACATCCGCTTGTCTTAATTGTTTCTTTCTTTTTTGTATTAGGATTATCATATCCTACCGAATTGTAATGTTCTTGATTGTAATAATACATAAATTACGCCTCTTTCCCATTAGCAATATTCTTTTTCATTTCTGTATATGCGTCCTCAATCAACGCTCTAATCTGTTCATCGGTCAAGTCAATCTTATACTTTTTGCATATTTTTTTGACCTGTTCAGTAACATATTCTAATTTCTTTTCGCCGTTATTGTCACCAAACTGATTTTTAGCAGACACAACGAACTTGTAAACCCAAGTAGCAAGACCAGCAAAATTACTGCCTAAAATAGCATCTTTAACAGTCGGGAATACATACTTACCAAGTAAAAACGCAACGATTGCAATTACTAATTCGATTGCATAGAAAATAATATCATTCATTATCTACATCTCCCTCAGTTGTTTCTTCAGCGCTATCTCCATCTGAATAATTATTATCTAAATAATTATTATTGTCAGTATAATTACCATTTGGCTCACTGAAAGAAAATTTATTATATCTAAACACATTTTCAATAACAGACTTAATCAAATAAGCCCCAACAGTAACCTTAAACACATTACTAAGTTCTTGTGTTAAAGTGTCACTAATGGTAATGCCGAAAAACGGCACTACCATTGAATAAATCAAAAAGATTAAAAATGCGGCACTTAAAATGATAATAAGTCTTTTTGAAAATTCAACAGACCACAAAATAAAACCTTGTGATTTGTCCTTAAAATTATTCTTAAAATTTTTCATTTATACACCTAATATATATCGAATACAATAGAAATCGTTAGCATATTGTATATTATTGTTTCCAAAGTTACCATACCATCGAGGTGGGGGAAGTGGAGTGGCTTCCCCAAGTCCATATTTAGGATATGTAAAATTTTCATCATTATCTACAAGTTTATCGTCATAGATATATACATATCTTAAAGCCGTTCCAGTCCACTCAAATTTATTAGAACCAAATAAATTAAAAGAATATCCTCTGCCTTCTCCCATAATTGGAACAATGGTTTTTGGTATATATTCACAAGTAAACCAATAATTCTTTGGCGTATATTTCTTTGCCAAATTAGTATTGTTTGCATTATCCACAGGAGTTTTTGTCATTCTTGAAAATATAATAAGAATACCACTTTGTTGTTGTGATATTTTTTCTTTTAATTTATATTCGTTTGTAACCACACCATTGCTGTCATCGACTTCGTTTCTTTGCCACAATATTTTAGAACCTTTAATGGTATCTCTAAAATCAAACATATCGTCCGATATACCCTTTAGTTCATTGTGTACAATGTCTACCTTATTTTGGGTGTCGTGAAACGCAGTATTTATAACTCTATTCTCAACAGGATTTTTACTCGTATCGTTGAGTTTATCATCAACAGTCAAAAATCCACCATATGTACAACGAACAATATCTCCACTACCTACTTTGTCATCATAATAAATTTTATTATCTTCGCCCTTATCGGTTTCTATCAATATTTGTTCGTCTTTTTTTTCGATTGCATTTATATTCTCAGCGCTATCTCTTTTTAGCGATATACTCATAATATCACCTCATTAAACGCCCAAAATGGCACGGATACAAAATTTTGAATTAGAATATTTAATACCATTTGTGCCAGTAACGGGTGTATTTGTCCAATATGAACTTACTTGCGTTGCATTATTGCAATCAAACAAGTTATAAATATTGTCTTTTATCTCATCATCACTAATATATAAATAATGCAGAGCCGTGCTGCCCCATTCAAATTTATTAGAACCAATCAATAAAAACGAATGACCTGCACCGGGGAATAATTCAACTTCTTTTTTATGTATAAATCGACAAATAAAATGATAATCTTGTGGTTTATAAAATGCAAGGCTTTGTCCCATATTTGGGTTACTTGCTTTATGATAGTCTATATTTAGAGCAGAAAACAAAATAATTATTCCTTGTTTTTGTTCGCTTATTTTTTCACTAAGATTATAAACTTGTGGCAAATCTTTTGTTCTATTTTTTAATCCTGTTTCACCTGTTCCGATGGCGTTTGGATAAACAGAATAGCCAGCGCCATCGGCGGCTAAATCTCTTTGCCACAAAATCTTATATTCACCAAGACTATTCTTTATGTCATTTAGTGTATTAGCAACTGCTGTATTATTCTCTTGTGTTTTATTTAAGTCTATCGCCATAGACCTTACCCAAGATGACACCTCTTTATTCATCAATGGATTAGTGCTTGTTTCATCAAAACTTGTGTCAACATCGTTCGTGCCAGCAATTCTAATTCTCTCAATCGTTCCATCAGACTTTTTAACATCAGTAAACATTTTATTATTAAGTCCAAGGTCAGTAGTCAATAAAATTTGTCCATCAACTTTATCTGTTGAATTTATTTCATCGAGTGTTCCTCTTTGAAAAACGACATCTGTTTTACTCATTTCACATTACCCCTTTCTTTAATACAATCTCGTAAGAGAAATGCTTTGAGTGTCACTTATTGAAATATTATTTATTAAATATCTTGCAGTAATTTCTTTACCATATTTATTTGGTAGTGTAATCTCAATAACTTCATTGACATCCAACCAATAAACAGGTACACAGTTTATCTGTACTCCGTCATAAATTTTACAACGGTTATATAATTCATATTTTGCACAATTATAACAATCCTTGTCGGTATAAAGATTATCATAATCCCCACCCTCAAGGACTATTGCTAAATCACCAATTTCATTTATTGAAAATGGGCTATTAGAGTTTGTTTCACTTACTTCGCCTTGTGCTTGTAAATGACCTAAATACTGAAAATATCCATTGTCTTTTCCAGTTGTTTCGTCTATATCGGCAACATATTTGGCTATATAATATTCACCGACAAATAAATATCCTCTATCTTTCATTACTTTTTTATCTAATACGACATCTCCGTATTCAATACTAAAAGTATATTCAGGAAGTAGCTTACTATCAAATGTATCAATTTCTTTATCAACTGTAAATCCAATCAACATACCATCTGTATATTTATTAACACCAGCAATACCAAGTGTTACATTTCTACTTAACGGATTTATAGTAGTTTTTGCTACCCCATCGGCATAATTAGAGCCAACATTGTGAGTTGTTCCATAAACATAAATATGATTTTTTACATTTTGAAAGTCGTTAGATATACTATAATCAATCAAAACATTTTTCCATAAATCATCGTTTGCAATAATAGACATCTGATTAGAATCGTCATAAGGAATATATCCATATCTAAATACACCATCAACATCAAAATATATCTGCGTATGCGGATATAACTCTACTAACTGATTTAACAACTCATAAGCTGTTGTTCCTCTTGCAACTCTTATGTCATTTGGAACAGTCAAATTATACATAGAAATATCATATTTTTTAATTCCTGCTTCTTCAAGTGTCGCTATCATAACATCTTTTATATTAGAACCCTGAGGAATAATATAATCAACGCCACTATATACGCCACCTCGCATTGTAGTAAGTAATGCCATTAAGTCCGAAGCCTGAAATGATAAAGTATTATCATCTGCACTATATGCTCTGCTTGGGTCGTTTATAATATAAACGCCCATATTAGTCCATATAATCTCATCATTATGTATTTCTTTGATACCCATATAGATTTGAATATATTTATCAAACCATATCTTATTTCCTTTATCAATATCAAAAGAACTGTCTGTTGGAATAATACTTATACTACAAGTTCTCCGAATATCACTATCTGAACTAATGGAGAATGACGGATTTCCAATAACATTTCCTGTCAATTCTCCAATTTGCTCAAAATTCTTACTTAAAAGAACAATTTTAGAATATAAAAAACGGGAAGTTTGTTTTGCTACATTATATTCTGCTTGTGTTAAAAACATTAAAATCCTCCCATTATAAAATATCTACTAATCCATTATTATACAAATCTTTTTGATTATCCCATTCTCCTTGTTCTGCCCAAGAAAATGAAATATCAATAATACCATTACCAGTGGATTGATTGTAAGCCATAGAAGGAGAGCCAACTACTTGAATGACCCAAATGTTTCCATTCCAGTCTTTTAATATTTTTGACTTTCCATTAACTAAAAAGTTACTGTATGATTGAGCCAACTTTGCAATAGTAAATCTATCAATTTGATGATTTGTATAAAATCCGTCATTAAATATAGTGCCGCTTACACCGCCTGTAAGATAGTTGATTGTACCATTTTGTATAATAACAGGATATTTTTTTCCTATCGGCTGTAAAGTACCAATAGATACATTTCTTGTGCCAGAATCATAACCAACATTCGCCATAAGTCTCATATGATTATTTTTATCAAAAACAAACACTCCGTTGAATTCTGTATGTATGTTTTGAATTAAATAATCACCCTCTGAACCATCATCATATGTAGGCACAAGAGCATATTCAAAATCCCTGTTACTGGGAACTAAAAAGTCATTAAATGAAAAATTAAAATCAACAACAGAATTGACTTCTTTCTTTGCTAAGTCTATCCAGTTTAAACTTCCTAATTCTCTACGCTTAAATATAAATCCATTCATAGGGACATCTGTAACTTTACCGACAGAACCAGCGTTTATATTTGTATCAAAATTACAATCTGCAATAGTATCTGCCCCCCATTCAGTTGGAACAGCACTATCTACTGTAATCGTCATATCTGAACTCATATTAAAATGACTAAAGATAGCATTGTATAAATAGACTTCATCTATCATATAATTCTGAACAGAAAGTAAATTAGAAATATCTTCTTTCTCTGTGACAAAGTCATAATCGGTTATATCTTGGTCTACCGAACTTGTTTCATAATAAATTGTTGTGGTTCTATCATATTGAACATCACTATTTGCAAAATCAAAAGTATTATTTTTTGTTTTAGTCGGAACTAACTGTAAGTCTAAGTTTGAACCATCTTTTTTAATATAAACTAATACTTCTGACAAATTGTTCAAATTATCAACCTTATTTGAGCGCTTGTAAACAGTAGTATCACCACCGAGATAAGACAAAGAAAATAAGTCTTTAACTACCGAATTTTCCACAACTCTTTCCCAACGCACAAAAAAACCATCTTTTTGGTCTATGCCAAATGAACATAAAGCATAACTCATACCAGAATTCAAATGGCACAATCTTGTGGGGTTTAACCACATTCTCATAACAAAGTTTTCGCTTTTTATTGAAAATCTCTGTTGTGCTAAATCCCACATTAAGCATTTATCCTCAAGGTCTATTGTACTATTCTCAAAAGGAATATCTACAATTTCATTATCTTCTGAATAATTTGGAATATCAGATTGACTTGGATTTCCATTTGTGTTATTATAAGGCTTGTTTAACGAATAAACCTTGCCCTCAATAGAAATAAGTTTACTATCTACTTGTACTACACCTTGTTCACATAAATTCGTCAAGGTCATTTCGCTATACATAGTTGGTCTTTGATAAGATGTTGTAAATGATACTTTTTCTGCCTCAACAGATAATCCATTTACAGTTACACCGCTCGCACCAATAGAATAAGTTGCGCCATCTGTCAATCTTTCAATATTGTACTTTATAAGATAAGACCCATCATCTTGCCTATCACCAGCGTTTACATATACGGTTTCTCTATCTTTTACTAAATCTCCAAAACTATCATATAAAGAAAATATTACACGATTAAGCGGTTCATCATTTTCTTGTGCATATTTTAATATTGCATTATAAGAAGATGACTTAATTATTTCATTGTTTTTAGGGTCTGTAATTTCAAATGTAGGAGTTGCAAGGCAAAGAATGGGCAAGAAGTCACTATATTCGCTTGAATCAGTACGCCCAAAAGTCATAAAACGATAATAGTATGTTTTACCGTTTTCAAGCCCACCATTCTTTACTGCCTCGCTGTCAGTAGGGTCATATATGTTATTAAAATCATAATATGGGACAATACTGTCTTTGAAATATTTTAAGTGCGTATTATTTTGTACGGTTTCGTTGACAACATCTAAATCATTCGTGTCCCAAATCTCAAACCAGTTTTGATAAATTTGTTCGCCACCACTTGTATAAAATTCAAAGATAGCCTCTTTTGTTGCATCTATCGGCGTTCTTGCAATACCTATCGGCTTTGTAATCATATATTTCCCTCCTTTAATTCAAAATTACTATATTAGAAAAATTATTCATAGGTGCTAAAACTCTAACTGGTTCACCTTTTGATAATATATTTGCACTATTTATTACTGGGACTTTTGTATATTTATTACTGCTTACAACAACGCTATATAAGCCCGTGTAAGCCCCTGTATCGTCTTTTTCTCTATCAACAATAAACCCAGTATATGTCCTATCACAATTAGCTTCTCTAATGGCTCTGTCAACATATACCTTTATTCCAGCCATTAGTTGCTCTCTTGCTTGTTCAAAAAGGTTCAAATAAACACCCCTTTGTAAATATGTACTATAATTAAGACGGAATGAGCCATAAGACCCACTCCGTCACAATTATCATTTATTCTTATAAGATTCTTGCCGCATTTTCATAGCAAAATCTTGTAAGTAATTAACGAACTGTTCACCATTCTGTGTTTCAACATTCAAATTAGAGATGTTAATAATGGTAGACAAGTCACGATTATTATTGTTTAATACGCCATTTCCTGCGCCAAAATTACTCTTTGCAAAAGTATTAAGAATACCAGCCAAAGTATTTGTTGCGGTTGCATTTACAACACCAGAACCCTTAGATAATTGAGCAACGGTTCCAGTATTGTATTTACTACCAATAATCATTTCCTCATAGGGACTTTCACCTACAAGGGCAATTTCATCATTGGCTACATTTGCAACACCACTTGCGTGTTTTTTCTTTGGCTTCTTCTTTGGCTTTTTCTTTGGGTTTAATTTATTGAGCCACTTGTCAATTTGTCTTTGAACCCATCCACCGCTAACAGAACCCTCTGAGTTTCCAACTTGAGATGACAAATCATTAAGACCACTAATCGCCTTTTCAAATCGCTTAACTTCTTCTTCGGCATCTTTAATAGAGTCCTGAATGTTGATATATTCATACTCAACATCACGCAAGGCGGGAAGAACGCTACTTTTTAAGCCTTTTGTACCAAAGATTTTATCTGTGTTGAGATATTTTTTAAGAATGGCATTTTCTTCCATTCTTTCATATATCTTAGAAATATCTTCGACTTCTTTTTTCTGCTTTTCAAGTAACTCAATTTCCTTATTATTTTTATCAATGATAGACTGCCATTTATTTATGAGTTTATCGTTGGCAATAAGTGCTTCGTACTTGGCATCCAAAGATTCTTTTTGCGTTTCAAGCAATTCTTTGGCTCTTTCAAGTTCGGCAATAGCATTTTCTTGCGCCTTTTTGCGGTTGTATTCATCTAACTCTTTTTGGGCTTCGTCAACCGCCGCTTGGTCTGTACCCCAAGTCCATTGACCGTCTTTGAAAACTTTAACCTTAGTAGACTGAGCCTTTCTAAGATTTTCAAGTTTTTCTTGTAACTCAATAGCATCGTCAACGGCATCGTTAGCTTCTTGTTGAGCGGCTATTTCCTTATCAATGGCATCAATCTTTTTATCAAGCGCTTTTTCTTCTTTTTCTTTGGCTTTTTCAAACTTTTCAGTACGAGCATCTATCTTTTCTTGATACTTGTCGTTCTTTTCTTGTAAAGCATCAATCTTTTCCTCGATACGACTAATAACAATGGAAAACAATTTTTCCATTTCGTCAGCTTGTTTATTCCAAGCATCAATGTTATCTTGGATTTTATCCTTTTGCTTTTCAAGTCTCTTGGTCTGCCTGTCAATTTCATCAGAAAGTTCTTTATTCTTCTTCCTGTTCTTTTCTTTTGCAGATGTATTCTTGTTGGTAGCAGAAGTGTTTTTACGAGTGGCTTTTGTGTTAGTTGTAGAAGCAATAGAAATTTTACTAATACCTTGCGCAACACTAAAATATGACTGCACAACCGCTTTTATTTCCTTTGCTTTTGTTTCACCAAGAGCCGAAACATCTATTTCTTTACCTTTTGAGGCGGCAGCTGCTTGCATAACAGCGGTGGTAAATCCAGTAAGGTCTCCAGCGGCAGTCATAGCATATAGACTTGTGCTCTCCATCTCACCATTCATTGCCTTTATTGCACCTTGTGCAAGGTCAGACGCTTCAGATGAGTTCTTTGTCGCAATAGTAACGACATCTTTAGCCGCAGCTGCTTTTAGATTTTCAATGGCATCGTTTTTCATTAACTCAGACATCGTTTGTAATGACTGAGAATTGATATTTATTTGTCCATTAGAATCTATTAAGGCAGATAAATACTTATAATCCAAAGATAACAGTTGTTGCATAGTGTCTGCATTAACTGCACCGTTTTCATTAAGTTCTTTATATGCCTTTGTGGCAAGGTCAAGATTAGAATTTGCTTCAGATAATGTATCAGACAAACTTTTTGCATTTTTTGTTGACTCTTGAACAGTCTTAATCCAATCATAAGCCTGATTTGTGCTCATTTTTTGGCTTTTAGCAAAAGCATTAAATTGTTCTTCTGTAAGACCCAATTCTGCCGCCATTTCAGCAACGGTTTTTGTGGTTTCTTTTTGTGCTGGCTCAGAATCTTTTATAGCATCCCTTGCCTGCTCTACAATGTCTTTATATTGAGAAAGTTTTTCTGGTGCAGCATCATAAGCCGCAACCATAGCTTTCATAACTTCAAGGTCTTGTTCTTTTTGTTGTGTTAATTGTCCGATAATAAGACCAGTAGCATCAGCTTGTCTACTAAATTTAGCCTGTTGAGAAGCAGAGTATTCTTCTGATTTGGCAGAAGAATTAAGTTCATCTTGATATGCCTTTAGCTTCTGAATCATCTCATCTATACTACCAGCGCTAAACTTTAATGCATCTTCAGATGAACGACCAATTCCTGCTTGACCCAAAGATGTTCCAGCATCCTCTGCAAATGCGCCAAGAGAAGCCCAACCAACGCCGCCATAAGTATTTTGGTCTGAGTAATTTCTATTAACGGCAGACTTAAATTCTCCAACATTACTTCTAAAAGTATCTTCTGCTTTACCAGCCGCAACGCTATCGAGTATTTGTTTGTATTTAGTTAAAGATTCGCTTGTCTTTTCGACTTCGCCTCTATACTCTCCCCATATTTCAGGGTTGTTTTTAATAATAGACTTGAACTCTTCTTGAGTTAAAGAGGTTTTATTTAATTGTTGTTCTAAGTCTTTATATTTATCGGCGGTTTCGGTATATGTTTGTAAGTTACTAATTTGTTGTTGTTGTGCTTGCTCTTGCGCCTGTTGTGCTTTATTGCTCGCCATAACAATCAAACTAATAACAGTTGTTAGAATACCTATTCCAGCCGTTAATGTATCTAATGATAATTTTAACCCGGATGTGGCTACTGTTGCCGTCTCCTCTGCCGCAGCCACCGCTAAAACATTACCCTTATATCCCGCCAAATGAGAAACAACGGAAGGAAGTGATTTTAACAGATTTTGCGCCAAAATTGTTGCTAATTGTTTTAACGGTTGTATCATCGTTGTTATCATAGATGATACTTTTTGTGCTTTAATGGTTATTAAAACACCAACGATTGCTCCTAAGACTGCCTGTAAGTTATTACCATAGTCTATAAATTTTAATATGGAATTAGCGCCGTCAAGCATTTTCTTAGCAAAATCTGATATGCCACCATCACCAAGAATAATATTCTCATAAGTTGCTTTCAGATTTGTAATTTTAGCCTGTAAAGACTCCATATATGCAGCGTTTTCCCGAGTAGCAGACCCAGAACTATTTAACGCCGTATTATTTGCATCAATAGCAGTGTTGAAATTTTGCATAACGGCAGACAAAATCTTGTACTGATTAACCCCTGCTAATGTCTTACCAAGAGCAGTTTGTTCAGCAGAAGTCATTTCATCCCACTTAGGTTTGAGTTCTGCAAGAACATCATAGGTAGATTTTAATTCGCCACTACTGTCTTTTACAGTTATCCCATATTTCCCAAGCGCTTCATCTGCCGTTGAAATACGAGAAGCAATAGTATTTAAGCCACGGGCAACCTGTTGTGATTTTCCGTGGAAGATTTCTGTCTTTTAACAGATTAAATTATCAATTATTTCTTTGAATTTTCCATTTCTAATAATATCATATTTAATTTTTAATAAACCAATGTTATGAGAAATACAATATTCTTCTTTAATTCTATCTCTTTCAATCTGAGCAACAAACTGACTTTCAGCAATATTTTTATCCATACCGCCAAATCTAACTGGTTTATAATGTTGCTCTCCTTGAACTTCAATACAAACATTATATTTTAACAAATAAAAATCAAATGGATAAGGTCGATAATTTCCACAATCATCAAAGCAATATTGTGAAATAAATTTAACGCCCTTATTCTCTAAATAATCTCCAACAATTTTTTCGATAATTGATTTATTGTGACACTTATCACAAGAAATACTTTTCATTTGTTTGATTGTGTCCCAAGTTTTATACATAATATTTCCACAAGAGCACTTAAATTTCATTGGTACATTACAACCAATATACTCTGTGTCTAATAACTTTATGTTAAGATTATTTATATCAATGAAATGTTTAATATTTTCAATTACAAAAGGATTTGATTTAATAAATGGAATAAATGTTGTGTTTTCTCTCTGTTTCAGATTAGAATAACACATTTGACCTTTATATCCATTATTATCTATAACATCAATCAATGTATCATTATATAATATTTGAGACTCATCAAGAATTGTAAATCCAAACTTTTCAAACAGGTTTTTATATTGGCTTACATTTAACCTTTGTGCCAAACCCCTATTCTTTAGGTAACACTTTGGGCACAAAAAATTATGCCTATTATAAATGCTATTCCAGTCGCTCTTAAACAGATGTCCGTTTTTATCTCTAAATAGCATTTTTGTTGTTGAATTTTTATATTTGTGACACAATAATTCAACTGGCAAATTTTCATTTTGAATACATTGTTTAATATTATCTAAAGCAAACGGGTTTGCAGAGTAAAATGGTTGAAAATTATTTCCAACAATAAACTTAGACCATTGAATTCTGTATTTATATCCGTTGTTATCCATAAAAAGAACATAATCTTTATATCCATTAAAATCAAACTCTAATGGCTTATATCCTTTTTTGTAAATTGCACTTATAACCTTTTCTTTTGTAATTTCTCTACTCATAATTGATAATTTATTCCTTTTATACTTTCATATAAAAATCGACTATATTTTTGCCAAATGGCATAGGCTCTTTCGCTTTCGCTACTCTACTCACTTCGTCCATTTATATGTCTTATTCTAATTATATTATATCACAATTAGTTACATTTGTCAATACCTTTTTAGTATTAACTGCTTTCGATAGTCTGTGAACCTTTCCTACTATTTCAAGTAAGACTTGGCTGCTGATTACCAAATCCATATATTTTTCAAACATTCACACCTATGGTTTCCCATTATGTTGTAGTATATATGGCTCTAACGGCTTTCCAGCAATTTAGCCTATACGGGCAAGAAATCATTTCACCCGCAGTTACAAGACCGATTGTCTCTTCAAAACTATTTCCATATGTATTTAATGCAGCACCAGCGGCTGTCAAACCTTGACCAATATCACCAGATGAAACAGCAAAATTATTTGACTTATTTTGTTTATAAAAACAACTATATATTTCTATATAGAATAGACTATATCTTCACCTAAAAAGGCACAGGGCACTTCCACTATAAAAATAGTGTACTCTACTCACTTCGTATGCTAAAACATCTTATTCTGTAATACAGTTACATTTGTCAAGAAAAATCTTGATTGTTTTCGATAGTCGTTGAAGGTTTCCTATTATCTCAAATAAGACTTCCCTGCTGATTGTCCAATTTGTACATTTTTCAAACATTCACACTTATAATTTCTTATTATGTTGTAGTATGTACAACTCTAAGGATTTTCCAGCAATTCACCCTGTTTTAAGAGGTCTACAAATTAAACCTCATTGATAGCATCAATAATATGTGTGCTATCTTGCGCTTGTATATTAAACGCTTTCATCTGTGAAATTAAAACAGCAGAAGCATCAGAAGCACTTAGCTCCTCGTCTGCAATGTTTTGGTACAAACTTGCCGTTTTAGCAAGCGTTGCCGCATCTTCATCGGAATAACCGCCTTTCTTAAATTCCGTAGCGGCTTCCGTCATTTCAGTTCTCGTTCTTGCAACAGTTGTACCCATTTCACCCAACTTTTGAGTGTATGAGTTCAAACTGTCACCACTTAAATCAATAACTTTCTTTAATTCTGTAACAGCATCGTCAAATTCTTTAACCGTTGTTACTGCGCTCTGCACTCCGTTAGTAAAGAGTGAGATTGCCGATGTACTCAAGCCAAATTCTGCAACCTTTTTAGTTGTTTCAACAAACTGCGAACCAAGGCTCTTTACATTGCTTATAAGTCCTCCAACAGCCGCCGTAGACTGCTTTGTATCAATCTTTGGCATTGACTTAGAGACTTTTGATGTAACCTTATTTAACTGTTCTTGTACGCTTTTTGTATCAAGTTTGACTTTCGCATTTATGTAAAATTCAGCCAATTATCAACCACCTACCTTTGATTTTCTACCAAAAGTATTTTTTGGTTTTATTTGTGAGTATGCAATATTGATAGCATCGGCAGTATCATCTTGATTTTTCTTACTACACTTACTAACCCATTTTAAGTCAAGCCCAAAATGTTTATTTGCATATTCAACACTTGATTGCTTCATTTTTTCTCTTTCCATCCCATCTCTGGTCCCATCAAACAGACCTAAATCTGTTCTCCATTTAGAAACAGGGACGAAAATAACCTCCGCATTAAGTGCAGAGGTTATTCCTAAGATAACACCCTGTAAACAGGATAATATCTTTAATGTTTGTGGATTTTTCAATATTAAAGGCACATCTTCAACATAAAATTTATCAATCTTATGCACAGAAATGTATTCCTTTAATCTATCTCCCATCCACAATACTTTATCACGCCAGTCAGTGTTAGTGTCGGGTATTTCCCACACTCCATAATCGACCAGCTTACCATCCTTAAAAAGCCCATATCCGCTTTTCTTGGAACTCATATCTAATCCACATACTACCATACAAAATTTGCCCCTTGTATGTTTGTAATAACGCCTTTAATGCCCAACTTAGCACATTCCTCGTGAAATATTGTATAGAAATTTCTATTCATCCATAACTTAAAATTCGTCCAATATGGTCTTGCGGGAGCATAACCAAAATGATAACCAACACCAGTTTCGATTATCTGCGCCAATGTTTTGCGGTCAGGATAATGTACACCCATACCGCTAAGACCTTCTCCGCTATTTGCAGAAAATCTATAAATGGTCATTTTAGACAAATTTTGGTCTATTGTGCCCATTATCTCATTCTTTGATGTTTTTAGTCTGCGCTTAACAAAGGACTCTTCAAATTGATATGTTCGCAGTCCTGCTTCAGCCCATCTACCATAATAAGCATTATAAACATCTCGCTCAATAATATCTTGCAACTCACTCAAACACCTATCAAGTGTTCTACTAAGTGCTTTTTTAAGTCGGGTCATTAAGACTTTTTCTAATTGTTCTTCAGATTTAATTTGCATTTTGCTTTAACAATGTTTCCATTTGTGCCATAAAATCCTTAGAATTCAACTTATTGCCAAATTCGTCAATCTTATCGCTAATATGATTAAAGAAATCGCTAAATGCCTTAGCAAGACTCAAATCCTGTGCAATGCAGTTTTCAAGCACATCGACATTTTTAATCTGCCAATAGGTTTCAGCAGTAAAGCCCTTTTCGGCTAATTCATTATAAATGTCACAATCTGCCTTGTCACCAAAATCTTCATCTACACAATATTTAGCAACCAATACAACCTTAATAATTTCTCTCTCATATGAGTATAATTTAGGGTCTACGCACTGATTTACAATATTGCCAATTTCCTCAATTTTCAAATAATCTTTCTTTAATTTAATGTTCATAATTTTCTCCTTAATGAACTATGTACTACAACCGCCCATATTTCAGGGCGGTTGTCAAATCTATATATAACTTAACTAAGTTAAAAATTAAATATTTTAAGTTAAAAGTTAAATGTTTAGGTAAAATTACCACTATTTTTAAGCACTAACAGTTAAGTTTCTTGAATACATTGTCCAAGTACCTTTAGTAACATCACCCATAAGTGTAAACAACATAAGTGAATCTGCACTTGTTCCATATGTTATAGAACTACTAACTGTATCACCCGAAGCAGTATTTACAACTCCAAACGATGTAAATTTGAGTTTTCCATAAGTAGTATCTGTATGAGAAATTGTTGTTGTTTTTCCTTCATTTACTGCTGCAAGAACTTGTGCTGGTGTTATAGCCGTTGAATTTCCAATCAATGTAATATCTACACCAGTAAGAACAACTCCTTGACCAGATGTTTGCCATTTAGCTAACTTTCCGTTTAGGTTCTGTGCTTCACTACCAAACGCATTACTTAATACAGCAGAGGGGTAATAAGTGTTTAATACACTTGTAAAAGTAAATGGTCTAATATAATTTACAGAGTCTCCCGTAACGCCATATATTGGGTTTTCTATTGTACTACCATCATCTGATTTTGCGCTAATATATATATCACCAAAAAGCTCATCATCGACATTACTGTCTGTTTCTTCTGCACTTTGAGTAATTCTAATGTTTTTATGAATTGAAGTTATAGATGATACACTTATTAAGCAACCATTTTTACAACGAACAGTAGTGTTTTCTGAAGTAGATTCTGCTCCACTATACATATCACTAACAGATTTAATTACATCCATTCCTTTGAATGTTATATCAACGATATAATCTTGATTAGTTTTATAAGTATCTTTGCATAAATACAAACCATCGTCTAAATGACAAAGTTTATCAAGTGTATTATAGTTTGTTGCATTTTCATTAGTAATAAGTGTAAATGGTGATTTGAATTCAGAAGCATCTACACCTGTGAACATACATTCTCCACTCCAAGAATCTGTATCATTAACAACTTGGATTAGCTGTCCAGGAGAGTACGATGATTTTCCAGATATTAGACCTCCTGCCACATAAGCATTTGCATAAGAATTGAGAAGACTTGCATATCCAGGATGTGTGAAAAATGTTTTTGTACCACCATCTATGTCATAAGAGTAGGTTATTGGATAGTGACTTCTATCCTCAACAGGATATATCTCTATATTAACAACAGATGTTCCTGCATCTGGTAATGCACGGTTTAAATCGCTTGGCTCTCCACTCACTCCTATTGGAACATTATAAATAGAGACATATCTTGTTGCGCTACTATCAGATATGTCACCATCTGTTTGTACATAAATAACAGAACCTTTATAACATTCCATTTCAGTTGAATCTGTTATCTTCTGGAATTGAGCCTTAGAAGCCAACAACACTGTTGAGCAATGTCCTTTGAAAGGAGCAATAGTAAGTTGTGGGTCTCCATTGGTAACACCACAATCATCTACAAGATACATACCATCTGGATGGTCTAATATACCTTTAAGTGTAGTGAATTCTGATTTATTGGTAGTATTGATTGTTGTAATAGGAACGCCACTCGGAAAGTCCATAGCCTTAAACACATTCTTAACACCAGTGGCAGTTTGTTCATCAGGTGCAGAAATAACTGGAACTTTACCTCTAAGACTCTCATCTGTAATGCAAGTGTTCATTATTTCGCCAAGCTGATTAGCAGCAGAATAAGAATAACTTAATGCTGTGTTAATTAAATCAGCGCCCATAGATACAAGAACTTGATTCGGGTTATTTTCAGCATCCACAAAGAAAATAGAATAAGGATAACCAAATCCTTGTGTTGTATTATAGATGTTTACAAGTTTTTGTGTTTGATAACCTGTTTCTGGACTACCAGTTTGTTCGACTGTAACAGTAATCTGTGAACCTTTTTCAACACTGATAGTATCATCTACATTTGTTTGTGGAAATAATGTGCTAATCTGTGATTTAATATCTATACCTTTTAAGTTGACAGATAGTTTATCTGTATTAACATAATATAATCCAGCAGTCAACTTTGATAGTTTTTCTGTTGTTGTATAGTTAGTATAGCTGTCATCGGTAATTGATGTAGTAGTTGCACCAGCTTCTCCTAATTTGAATAGAGGAATAGAGCCACTACCTTGATAAGAGTTAGCTGTTACAATAGGCTGACCTTCACTGAAATTTCCTACATTTGAGAATATACCATAAAGTATTGCATCGTAATATGTATATGGACTTTCAAGCCCGTCTTTTGCTAAACAAATACAACTTACATTATTATCTCCATTCAAAGCACCAAACATAAATGTTTTAGCACTATCACCAGCACTACCGTCAGGTGTTTTCATTTCATAGTCAATGCTTCTTGGACATACAATAGTAACAAAGGTGTCTTGAACCGACATAGTAGAACCTTTGGGTATAGTGAATGTCCAATTAGTAATAGAAGATTCTTCGCTCCCTGACATACTAAGTGGTACATACTCATAAAAATTCATAGTATGCTTAGCACTAAAGTCTATATCCTATTTTAGTAAATATAAACCATTATCTACATTTTGTTTCGGTGAAGATGACTCTGTATCATAACTATACATTGTATCAATAGATGTAAACTTTGTATCAGCTTTACCTATTAAAGTGTATGGAGTATTTTTCAACTTAGTAAAGTCATCTGTACCTAATTCATCTTTATGCTCCAATAAATATTTTGCAATATCTTGTGGGATAATTTCATTTATCTTATTACTACTATATGTTGTAGCTGCACTTGCAGCACTATCGTCAATTTGACTCGGAGTTGGAATTTTTACCCATTGTCCATTTTGTTTGAATTTAATACTCAAATCATTAAACTCCTTCCATATCACTTGGGTCTATCCACAATATTTGGTTCTTATCAGGTACTTCTGCTCCGATATAAACCTGTTCGCTCATATCAATGGCTTCATCCATTCTAATTTCCATTTCTCTCTTTGCGGTTTTAATATCTTTTGAAACATCTGTCTTTAACGCATAAGCAGATAAATCAACATTAAATCCTAATTCAACCAACTTCGACCCATCATATACATATTCTTTATCGCCAACTTGGTAAACATCGCCATTTTGCATATCGGTTAATTTTTGACCATTGATAATAATATCTGTACCGTCAAAACTATCTGCTGTGCCCTTAAAATGAAATGCGCCAGATACCAAGTTGTTTATTTCATTTTTATTATAATAATTGTTATCTAAATTATTTTTAATTTCATTCGTCTTTGCCGTTAAACTTTCATCTACTATTTTCATATCAGCAATATCAGAACTGTTCTTAGTGACAGAACTTTCAACGCTTTCTAAATGTTCATTTATATCGCCAATGTCCTTAGATAACTCTTGTTTGTTTTCATTAACATAATCATAGACCGCTTGTGTTGCGGCAACGCCAATAGCGCCATCAACAATTTTAGGGTCTATTTTTAACTCATTATCCGCTTCATCTGTATCAATCCATAAAATCTCCATATCTTGTGGCTCATCATCACCAATATGGATTTCTTTATTGCCAGTATCAACAATAACGCTTGAAAGCATTTTATCTCCGCTTTTTAATGATAAAATATTCTGCGAATATTGTAAGTTATCACCTTTATTACTTAACAGGTTTATGATTTGATTATAAATAGGAATAGTTGGTTCGGGTGGAACTGTATCACCACTCTTGTCACTTTCCTCTATGATAATCGGCTTTTTATCTTTTGTCCAAATTTCTGTATCGCCTGAAATACCCTGCACGGCAACAACAAAAAGACCTTTTCTCTTTATTACTTCCCAAGGAATTTCACAAAATGTATCTCCATCCCCAAGAATAACAGGGATTACAACATCCTCATCGTCCACATTACTACTTTTATTCTTAAACCAAATTGTCTTTGAAAATCCATCCCAACTTTCATCAAATTTGAATTTTGCAATGTGGTATTGAACAGAGTCGGTCAATATAATTTTTCTTGCATTATTACAAGAAATATCTAATTTATTCACACTAAATGAATATATCAAAGAAGTTACCTCCCTGTTTTAATTTATTATGTACATAGGGGCGATAAAACCCCTATTAAGATAGTTTTTGAACTAACTCAACTATAATGGCGACAAGACCGCCGCATCCTACAATATAACCACCATATTTTGTTAAAAAGGATTTTATAGAATATGTTTGTGTTTCGGCAATATCAATCTTAGATTTATTATCTACTCTTTTGATTTCATTGTCAACATCATCAAACCTACTCTCTACATTATCAACCTTTGTTTCAACACTATTTACTTTTGTTTCAACACTATTGACCTTAGAGTCCACAGTATTTAATTTTTCACTTAGCTTTGAAATAACTTCAGTCTGCTTTAACGATGTTTCATTCTGCGACTTAATGCTCTGTGCTAATTCAACCATAGCGCTTTTCATTGAATCCATAGTTGATGCAAGCCTTTTGTTTGTCTCGGTCGCTTGTTTTACAAGTAAATTATTAGTGTTTAATTCAATTTTAACATTATTGATTTCTTGGTTAATTTCCTTAATATCGTCATATTCAATGTGGTCTATACGCTTATTTGTATCTACCATATCTTTATCAAGTCTATTTAGTTCAACTCTAATATTTTCATCAATCATTTCCATTTGAAGTTACCCCTTATAGAAAATCATCCTTATTAAGAAAGAGTGTTATATCGCAAAGGATAATACTCCACAAAATGCAAGATGTGTATAAATATAATTTAAGATATAAAAATAAAAGCACAAAAAATAAGGATATGACTATCCATTTAATCATACCCTTTCTATACCATTCCTTATCATAAGGAACATCATATTTCTTTGTATTTATATTTAATCTCTTAAAAACGATTGAAAAAGGTTTATTGTTATACCATCTATCTTTTAGTGGAACATCTATAATTTGACTATCAAATGGAGCTTTTATGTACAAATCTTTTATTGCAAAAAGACACAATACTATTGAAGCCCACAACACATTTAAGCAATTTTGTGCGACATATCCACAAAGAATAATTAGAATACTTGAAATTGTTATACACTTTCCGTTTGTAGTGCAATGAAAACCGCCACAGTATTTTCTAATAATATTAAATACAAATGCGCTAATTATGACGAATGGTAAAACTCTAAAAATAAACCCTAAAAAAATTATCGGTGCATAAGCACAGATAAGATAAATACAACAGGTAATATAATATGCCAAATCGTGATTCCCTGTCTTATCAATGATAAAATCCTGTATCTTTTCTAACAACATATCACACTCCTATTATATTTATTATGTACCTTGGTTCTTTATAAGGAAAAGAGCCAATAAGAAAACCGTTTGGAAGTGCAATTACTTACACACTACGCCAGAACCAATAATAACTTTCATCTTTTTATTCTCCATAATTCTTTTATATATAAATAGAGAAAAAATCTCTATAAATCTCAATGGAATTATGATTAAAAATACTTTCAATTTTTCATCTCTATTTGCACCTATTGCATCAAAACAGAAAACAAATTCAAGAATAGCATTGTATGCAGTTTCCACAATTAAAAAGAACAACATACTAAATGCAGAATATTTGAAAGAATTTTTAATACTATTTTTATTGATGATTAAAAATAGTGCGTTATTTAATATCATTGCTGGTTGATATACTAACGGTGGCAAAGTGCAACTTAAAGCACAGTTTATAAACGCCATAATAGGCACTTGCCACCACTTAATTCTATTTAACTTTCCAATATTTATGAAAAACAGGTTAAAAATAATTCCTTCGATTAAACTAAATAAAATATAATCTATTAGTATGGATTTCATATTATTCATCCTTTCTAAGCACTATTATACCACAAAAGGAGTCAAATGTCAAGAATTATTTTATGTACTATTGCAAATTACTGTTTTTTGCAATCCATTTGATGACTTGATACCAGCCACCATTATTTATTGTCTTAGCAACTGACATATAATTTTTTGTATCTTTATACCCGTTACTTATATTTCTTCTTCGCTTTATAATAAAATTTTCTTTTTCTCCGTCTAATATAACCAAGTATTCATAAAAACCATTTGTAAAAGTTATATCAACTTCACCATAACAATTATATCTCGCAGTAGGTTCTTTTATATTAAATTTTTGACATAGTTTTAATATCAAGTCCTCTTGGTTATCGTAACTATAAAATGAGAGCCAAGACTGTGCCAAGTATTATCACTTCCTATCTAAATCTAATATACATTCTAAATTATTATTTATTTCAGCCATTTCGTCATAATGATGCTTTGTGCTAACATTTCTAAAATCGCTTATCATATCTGCCATTTCTTATAATTTATTTTCCATTTTATTTAACCGCATAGTGTTTACTATTGATGAAATAATAATTGAAATAAATATCACAACGGTTAATACCCACCATATAAAGTCAGTCGTTGTCATTGTATGATAGAATTTTAGAGTATAATAAAACAAAGCAATCACACTAATAATACTCATAACTAAGACAAATATATTGCGCTTCAAAATTACGCCTCCTTTCTTTGGTATCAATCTTTCTATATTATACCATAAAAGGAGTTAAATGTCAAGTAGAAAATGGGTAATCATAAGGAACCTCTTTTTCTAAAGACATATCATTTAATACCCTTAATGAGTTTGACATCTCTAAAATTTCGCTCATACACATATCTTCGCATTTTCTGTTTTCTAATTCACTGATTACGCAATCGACCAGCTTTTCAATTCGTTCAGTATAATTATCCATTCTCTATATGCCACCTTTATTATAAATTTACAAAATTATATCTTAGAATTTTAATAATTCTACTTAAATCATCTTGAGTTACTTCCCCAAGTAGCCGTTCTATTCTTTTTTTACTAATATCTCTAATACATTCACATAAAACAGTATTCTTTTTTCTTGCAAAAAAATCATAGTTTTCTTTTTGCAACTCATAATGATTTATCATATCTTTCTTGGTTGTACTTGATGTAATAGGAATTACAATAACATTATTTCTATTTTTATTAAGCATTTCAGCAGAAATAATTACACAAGGTCTAACGCCCTTTTCTTCGCTACCAACATTGTTTTCACCAAGATTAACCATATAAATTTCGCCCTGTTTTATGTTTCGTTTCATTTCTTTTTATTAGTATTAGTTGCTTTCTTTTTAATTTGAAAAGGCTTTAACGCAATTTCATATCCATCAATGCCGTCTCTAACATATACATAATCGGGCACAGATGTAAATATATTTTTTACCTTAATCGTTCCATTGCCATAATCTATATATAAAAACCCCTTGCGCTCAAACAAGACTCTGTTAGAACCGCTTGGGATATTTTTTTCTTCTTTCACGCTACATTGCTCCCATCTGTCATTAAGAATGAATTTGTTTTGCAATCGGCAAAATTTACTATAATCACAAATCCTATCCGTTCTTTTGCAAAATAAATATTCTCTACCCTTAAAATCTCTCCATTCAGCAAAAGTACACATAGAATCACCCTCTAAGTCTTTTAGGGGTAAGAAAAATTCCTACCCCTAAAAATATATGTAAAAGGGCAAGATACAATGCACCTTGCCCTTGATAACAAAAAATGCCTTACTTAATGGAACATTTGATAAACTTCTTTAACCTTAGATTTTGCCATCGAACATTCGTCCATATTGTCACTGCATATTTCTGCAAGTTCTCTATAAACATCATTCAAATTATTCAAAAAGTGCCCAAGTTCATCGTGGGCCATTTGTAAATCATCGTCTTGTTTAGTTTTCTTGTATAATTCTTTATATTCACGATAAGATGTAAATTCATCCCAAGCGTTCATTAAATAGTTGTCTATTTCAGTAGAACCATCTAAATCGTCTGGAATTTTGCATTTATCTTTAGAATAATATTCCCCATCAATAACTTCTTTCAGCCGTTTTTCGGTTTTCATAAGTTCTTTTAGGTATTCCAAAAACGCACTATTTACATTGTTATCGTCCATCATTTTATATTCTTCTTGAATATTATCAATAAATTTTTGCGCCACAGATTTATCCAACATTATCACCGCCTATTTCTTCAATAATTTTATCAATTTTCATATCTTGCTCATCTAAATGCGAATGTATATCATCGAGCATTATTTTCATATCGTCAACTAAAAAATCTTTAGTAATAAGCTTATCATAAGTTAATAGATTAACAATAGTAGAAAATACCGATAATATATCAAGAGCAGATATTTCTCCATTGATATTAGAGTTATTATTCATTTTAACTCAATTTTGTAACAGTGATATTTGCGTTAGTAAATGTTGCAGGAGTACCATCGTTTTGTATAGTAATACTCACAGGAACATTATCTGTAATAGCGCAACAATTAGGATTTACTCTAATCATAAAAGGTGTTTGAGACAAATTCATAATTACAGTATCAGCAGTAGCACTTTGAGAAGCCTCAAAACCATTTACTTCTGTGCCGTTGGCATACAAGTGCATAGTAACCGTGCCACCAGCAGTAGCAACTGTGGTTGCAGTACCAGTAAATCCAATTAAATATTTTCCAGCCCTTTTTAGCGTAATAGTAGAAGAACCATTGCTATAAGATATAACACAAGGATTTGAATTTTCCGAAGTGTTATAAACGACTGGACTGTTTGTATTAACGGTTTGAGAAACCGTAGAAACTGCCGTCAATGCCATTCAATCAAGTCCTTTCAGAAAGAGGTGAGTATTTCTACCCACCTCGTTATATTCACTTATTCAGCTAATTATTACGCAACTGTTCCACCACAACCGCAACCTACATTAACGCCATTATATCCAACAGGAGAGGTATAAGGACTACAAGTAATATAGGCGGGTTCAGGGAACGGTCTAATAGTAGAAATCAAATTAGCCGTCTGAGCCTGTTGACTTAATCGGAAGTTTGCGGTCAGCAAATCTCTATCTCTATCTTCTAATCTATCACGAAGCTCTTGCATAGTATTAGAGTTAATCAATGCACGAGTAGCTTCTCCCTCTGCGTGAATTGCAGTGGTAATATCACAGGTGTTCTTTGCATTTTCATAACGAACTGCATCAATGTTGCGGTTCGTAGTGCCAAAATGTTATCTTAAAAGTATTTTATCTTTTAATTCTATATGTTTTCATATAGGTCGGACTATATCTTCACCCTTATAAAAGGGGTTCGGCACTCGTGTCGGAATTATCGGTATCTGTCCTCATCCGTTAGTCTCTGAACCTTCAAAGCTACTTTTATCAGAATTCGCTTTGCTTGGCTGCTGATTAGCATATCCATAGACTTAGCCTTCCAGCAATTCACCGAATTGTTTTCTAATTATTACTAATTAGGCTACCACACATAAATCGTAGCAGCAGTTTTGCATCTGGTAGCCAAGTTCTGTAATGCCACCAGAAACACCATTGAAGCCATTGAGCATAGAAGTATTCATAGCATAGAAACCATCACACAGACCGTTGTTAATGCCATCGAGTTTATTTATAATTTGGTTGGTGTCAAACCCTCTCTGAATATCAGCCTGAGTAGCATAAGTTGCAGCAGCACCATTGCCACCCCAGAAGCCACCATTACCAAACAAAAGAATAAATACAATAATCAGCGCAAGAATACCACCAGCGCCACCACTGAGAAAACCATTGTCATCATTATTCTTAGTCAGAGCGAGAGCATCACCAATGCTTAAACCGTTATCCATACCCATAATAAAATCTCCTTAAATAAAATATATTATATATTAAATTTAAGAGTTGCGCACCCTCTTAAACAATATATTTATCGTAAATAGAGTGCGACTTGAGATTTTACTATGTAAAAGTTACTTAAAAACATTAGTCGCACCCCCTTGTAGCACAACTAATGTTTTGATTGTTATATTAACCAAAATCATAGTATTTTGATTGATTGCTTAGGTACAACCAATGTTTCTAAAGCCACCTTTCATTATCTAAAAAGCCTATTAAATAGGCTTGAAATATCATTTCCAGCAATATTCATTATTTGTTGAGCCTGTTCAGTTGCTTGTTGAATTTGCTCATCTGAATACTTGCCACTACTTTTAATTTGTTGCAAAAGATAATCTCCGTTTAGACCTTTTCCTTTTGCAACATTAAGAAATTTTGCAAAATTATTTAGATTTAATCCATTTCCATTTTGCATTTGTGAATTGCTTGTAGAACTCCAAGGATTAAAAGTTTTCATCACTTTGCCTCCTTGTTTGAGGGCTTGGTAGACTTATTCCCACTCATATTTTTAATATAATTGTTTTGATTTGCAACTATATCTTTTAATTGAGCCACCTCGTTATTAAGTTCTGCAAACTTATCCATTGTTACAAAGTTTACACTATTCTGTTCGTTAGACTGTTCAAAATTAAATTCCTCAAGTTTATAAGCATTAAAACTCGGTTGTCCAGTCATAGATACCGCTTTCACATAAACTTCTGGTTTACTTGAATGTCTAAACCATCTAATTTGACCGTTTTGAACAATAGAATTTTTAGCCTCGTCTATGTTTGAAACAATAATAAAATCAGCATTTGTATCACTTTTAGGCTGCTGGTTTTGTTGTGCGTTTAACATATTCATATATCTATTATATTGGTTATCATTTATATTCATAAAACTATTAGTATTTGGTTGCCCAAAACTATAAGTAGGAAAACCATAGCCACTCATTTCTATAAGCCACCTTTCACTATGTAACTTCACGCAGCCGTCTTATGACAACTGCGTGAATAATATATTTAATTCTTATGCAGAAACATTTACAACGCAAGAAGCAGTCAAGGAAGTTTTATCCTTAACCACAATCTCAATAGTCGTAACGCCGTCAGTAGAACTTGCAGTCACAACACCATTGGCATCTACGCTTGCAGAAGTGCCAGTTTTTGTAAATGTAAGTTTAGTATTATCAACCAAAGACGGCTGAGTACCATCGGAATACATCTTATATACCTCAATGGTTTTCTTTTCTCCGTGACCTAACTCAATGTTGCTACCAGAAACAACAATAGCAGAAACATTGGCAAACTCATCCTGTCCGTAAATATGCTCGGTAATTACAGCATAATAACCGTGGTCGGAACAACCAATGTTACCGGTAAATGTAGCCAGTGCAGAACCAGAAATAGACACACTCGCAATACCGCTTGCAGACAAAGACAAATCCTGAGAACCCTCAAGCTGGAAGTTGGGAATGTCAACAATAATACTACCAATACGAGAAGCAGAACCCTCGATGGATTCACCAGTAGCACCACTCTTAAACAACGGAATAGTCATTACTGCGTGTACAATAGACGGTACATAATCAGCAGAAACAACAAATCTACGAGCAGTAGAGTCAGAAATAACATACTTAATACAGAATGTCTCACCAACTCTAAGACCATCAATGGTAGCGGTCTTTGCACTTGCGTTAAAATCAAACTTCTTATAAGCGTCATCTGCTTCGGTAGATGCTTTATACCAACCAATTACGCCACTTTCTGCTGTAAACGCTTTGGGCGTTTGAGATACTTCCAGTTGATTTTCAGTCTGGACAGTAAACTGCTCGGTAGTAAATACATCAGAACCAGCAGTAATAGCACCACCGCAGTTCAAAGCAAGGTAGTTCAAATCCCATACTTGGTCGGTCAATTCCAGACCAAAGGACGAATCGTGATAATACTTTCCGAGCAAAATGTTGCATTATAAAATAACTTCTCGGAAAAACAAAGTTATTTACTTTTACTATAAATCGCTACTTTATAGCCCTATTTCGTTCACACTAATAGGCACATTCTTTCGATATGTGATAAGACTATTTCTTCACCTTATAAATATAAGGGCAACCCATTTCTTTCCCCTATCGCTTGGGATTTTACTCTTTTCAGATAGTCGTTTGACCTTTTCCTATTCGGAACTTGGCAACCAAACATCCATTTACTTTCACTTAGGATTTAACCTTATGAAAATCTGTATCGTTATTTCTGCTTTCGCAACATTCATAAAACCATATTTCATATTTTATTGTAGTGATACAGCTTTAGGAATTACTGGTTTTAAGGTTGTGTCCTATGCAGATTACTCTACATACGGGGCATCAATTACCCTGTCCACCTCTCGCTTCCTCGCTATTGATAGCCATATTTAACCCAGAGTCTGTTAATGTACGAGAATGAGCAATAATATTGTTATTAGAATCAAAGAAATCTACATCGGCAGAGCCAGCAAGTAAACCTTTTGCCATAATATTTTTCTCCTTTATATATTTTTTTATTAAACATTTATAGTTTTAACAAAAACAAAAATGCAAATTATGAGTTTGTGTTCTTTCTTTTCTACAAACTCTTCCAATAGAATCTTTAGGAAAGTTATAAAACATTTCAGCATCTTTTATGCTCTGAAACACCTCTTGTGTATCAATACATAATACTTGCTTTCTGTTTCTTTTTTTATATTTTGCATACTTTCCCTTTTTACTTTTATCCTTATCATAATTACATAGTCCTAATCTATTTCCAATTTTTAATAAATTAGTAAATTTTGATGTAGTTAAATTTACATTTTTTGCCATATCTGAAATTGAATTTGATTTATTATTATTAAATTCATCTTTTATTATTATTAAATTCATC